CTTACATTCAATCCTTGTACAACTGCCCCACGATCAGCAATAGCCCTAAGCATGGCCGCTCGTTGAGCCTGTAGTGTGACCTGTCCCGCCAATCGTCTATCGCCGGGATTCAACTCGGATCGCATCTGCATATTAGCTAATAACATCTCAGCCCTAGTAGCTTCTGTAGCTTGTGCTAAGGCTTTTCTATTCTGCCGGTCTTTTATGTTTTCTATGGCCGCATAAAGACGAACCATATCCGCAATACTTTTGACCTGCTTCGCTAACTGCTCAGTAATAGAGTCTTCTATTTTCTTAACTCTATCCCGATGCTTTTCAACTTCTTTATTTTTACGCTCATTGGCTTTCTTTTCATCCTCAACTGCTTTATTTACTATGAGGTCGGCTCGACGTTTTAATCTTTCCTCTTCGATAGCACGAAGCTTAACATCCTCTTCCTTAGTCATATCAAAGATTTTATCAAACTTTTTACGCTCCTCGGCAATCATTTTCTCAGCTTCAAGTCTGGCAGCCTCTATCTTATTTTCCGACTCTTTGGCTTCCTGAATACGATTGTCAAGAATAAGTTTATCTCTATCATCCTTACGCTTCTTATTAACCCTCGCCGTCTGAGTATCCGCCTCTTCATTAATTCGAGCTTTAAGTCGATTTACTTCATCCAGCTCCATCTTCATAGCATTTAAAGCATCGGGATCACGTACATCAGCCATACGTGCTTCAATGGCTTTTTTCTGGATTTCGGCTTCTTCCTGCCGAGCCATTCGTAATTTCTCCATCTTACGAATTTCTTCTTCATATCCTTCCAATTTACCAGTAGTAACTTCCTCTACGACCTTAGCCCATTCTTTTTCGTGCTTAATAGCCTCATCAATAGCTCCGGCACGCTCTTTTAAAACACGCTCCCGCTCAGTCTCTTTTTTAAGACGAGCTTCAATGGCGTCAACACTGCGTAGAGTGGCCTCCCCGTACTTAGCTTCGACGGCTATCAACCTACCTGATGTTTCAACATCCTTAGCTCTAGCATCTTTAAGACGAGTAAGGATAATCGTAAGTTCTTTAGCTTCTACGGATGTTTTGGGAAGAAGATCTAATCTTTTCTGTATAACATCTATTTCTTTATCAAGAGCTATAACATTGTCTCTAATAGCATCTCTTGATATAGATCTCTCTTTCACTAAGTCCCGCAAAGTTTTAAGTTCAACAGCACGTAGACTATCACTTTTTTCAAGTAAAGCTACTTCCGCCTGATAAGCTTTAGTATTATCCACTAAAGCTTTTTCTACGTCTTTATTAGCAGCTACAAATTCTTTATGAGTTGCTATTACCCGCTCTAATGCCGCAGCTTGAGCTACAGCCGCCTCTGCTGCTTCATTAGTCTTTGCAGTTGTTATACCCAAGAAGTCCGTAACAGCTCGTATACCATCGAACCAAAAATTAACACTTTTCACTAAAACATCAATGATAGTAGTTAGCGTAGTAACGAGCGTCATAAACGCATAAAGGGGACCGGCTACTATCGCCCCTATAGCCGCACCAATAGCTGTAAATACGTACTTCAGTGGATCTAGGTTGCGAACAAGCTCCGCTACATCTACTATCAATGTGCCAAACTGCTGACGCATCAGGGCAAATACTGGAACAGTTTCATTTAGGGCAGTCAAGACCCCCATAAAACCATTAATCAGGGGAACAATAACTGTATCATAGGCACCCTGGAATATAGATACTACAGAAGACCAGTTTTCTGTTACGGCTTGGAATGCTGCTACTAAGACCGTGCCAAGCATTGCAGCGAGTGTGGTAATAACCGGATTTAATTCAAGTATGTTAGATGCTAGTCCCGCCAATCCTCCGACTATTGTCGAAATGCTGGATGTAAAAATACTTATAATCGTAATAACAGGTGCAGCGGCGACTACGAAAGCCCCGATAGCTACAGTAACCGCAGCTATTTTACCGGCAAGCTCCTCATTCATGCGTACCCATAGAGACATAGACTGTATCCACTGCTGACCTACTTCCAATGCATCACGCATTGCAGTGGTCATAGCTTCAAATACTTCTATGCCTAATCCGGATATAGCATTCTTAAACTTGGCTAAACTGCCAAGAAATGTATCATTCTTAATCGCAGCTTGTCTAGAGGCTTCACCAAAGTTGTCTAATTGTCCGCGAATACTTTCCATAGATTCAGCGGTAGCGTTCTTCAACGCCAATAGACCTCTACCGGCACGCTGGTCAAATATGGCCATCGTATCAGCAACGGTAAAATTAATCCGCTGAAATTCTTTAATGATCTCAGTCAAGCTCATTACGGCGGGATTCACCCGCTCAAAGCTTGAGCCATATACCCTAAGAGCTTGATCCACCTTATCCGACTTGGATACTAAAACATCAAGAAATGAGGCAAGGGCCGTACCGCCGACAGTATTCTTTTGTCCGGCATTAGCTAACACGCCCAATGCGAGGGATACTTCCTCAATGCTTTGACCTAACGAGGAAGCGAGCGGAGCGCCATATTTAAATGACTCCGCCATGCCTTTAATATCGGTGGTCGTCGCGGCGGCAGTTCCCGCCAATACGTCTGCAACTCTATTGGTATCCGACGCAGCCAATCGGAATACAATCATAGCATTGGCGGCAGTGTCGGCCGCTTCTGCCATACTGATACCGCCAGCAGACGCAAGATTAAGAGTGTCTGCAATCGATTGCATGATCTGTACCGACGTTAAGCCGGCCTGACCTAATGCAACCATAGCTTCGGCAGTTTGAACCGCGGAATACCGAGTGGTTTCGCCTAATCTTTTAGCTTCAGAGGAGAGAGCTTCGAACTTGCCAGCACTATCAGTAAGATCGCTGGCAAGTTCGTCAACAACGGCTCGAACATTAGCCATTGTCTGCTCGAATTGTCCGCCCTGCATGATTACAGGGGCAAACAATCCAGAGAGGGTCGCACCTAGAACAGTAGTCTGAATACCTAAAGTAACCAGACGCTTGCTGATATCGTTTACTTTATCAGCAAATTTAGATACCGCATCTGCACCTTTAGATAGTCCTGAAAGAAGATCCTGAATGTCTGCGGTTATTTTAAATACCGCCATCCCCATACCCATCTCTACGTCTCCGTATAGGCTAATCCATCGGGGATAGCAACAATTGCAGACTCTTCTTGCTCTTTAACACTATCAGGTTTTAGGCTATCTATAAACCTATCAAACTGATCTCTATCAGCATGATAAGCTGTTCGCATCATATTTACCAAGCGGTGGTCCTCTTGGTATTTTCTGCGAGCAGCTTGTTTAAGTAGATTATCTATTTGATAGAAAGTGTGATTCAATACAGTGTCGATAGTCCAACCGTATAATGCTCCCACACTATCCACCAAAGTAGCTATTCCACCAGTCGGGTCTGTATCTTCTCCACTAGCTCCTTCGGAAGTATCTGGAAAAAATATTTCTTAATTTCCTCCCAATTAGATACTTCCTTAAAGGCGGCTATCCATTTAAGCCAATCAGATAAACCCATATTTTCTACATGCTCTTGAGGTACATCCATGCTATAGGCTGCCACCTCGACCATGAGCTTTTGGGTATCATCGGATGCAAGCGCTTGCGTTAAAAAATTCTCAGAGCTAATTTTAGCTAAAGAAGACGACTCTGAAAATAATTTGGCTAGTTTACCTAAAACCTTTAAAATTTGACCTAACTTTAATTCCTTAACATTAGTTTTACCTAACGTCATAAATTCAACTTCCATGCCTACATTTTGCATTCTACTAATATTATCCACGATTATTATTCTCCTACTTAATGGTTATCGTTTACTATTCTTACCAGTTGAATTGAATATAATGTCTCGAAGCTTGGCTAATTTGGAGCAAAACGTATTAGGCTCTACAAGTGTCTTACCATTTTCATACTGCATCATTAGATTATGAAAATCGGCTTCGGACATAGGTACTGTAAAGTTGAAATAGATGCTAGTCTTAGCTTCCCCGCGCCCAGAGGAATCTTTCAATTCAACTCTAGGCTGCGACCATACAAATGCAGCTTTATTAATATCTCTTGTACTAAATGTATAAAATACATCGTCCATTATACTTATCTCCTACATCTTACTCAATAATACAACAGATTAAGCGCAATCCGCGTAAGGTACAGTAACTGTGATATTCGCCGTCGTGAACGACGTGGTAGTAACTGCCGGACTCATAGCATACTTACTGCCGAAATTATAGCGCCAGTTGATGAAACCATCGCCAGGTCCGGGGTAATCATACTTACCGCGACCCAAGGCAGCCGAAGCGCCATTGGTGACAATCTGAGCAGCATTGGTACTCATCCACTGCTGGATGGCATCGTTAAGAACAGCACGAATCATCTTAGTGGAAGTAAGAAGATTCCCTGTATCCGTAACGGTAAACTTCATTCTACCGCCGGTAATGCTAGGCACTACCGTAAAGCTGGCCATCGGCAACTGCGAAGCATTCAAGTGAGGCATATAGCCTTCTCCTAACTAAAAACCCTACGAACCCAATGCAAACGCTTGCATTACACCACATGCTTCCATAAATCCCCGCGAACTATTTTAGCTATATTTCCGGGACTCATGTTAAAAAAGGCGGATATCTCTTCACAAGTATATCCCTCTTCTCGCATGCCTTTAATTTGACGGACTTTAGAGTCAGTTAATTTAGAGTTTCCAGATCGCTCTCCATGAGCAACTCTACCATTAGCATGTTTATCTCTAGTATTATCTTGCTTGGTTCCCCAATAAAGATTATCTAGAGAATTATCATCTTGGATATCATTCTTATGACAAGCTTCCATACCATCAGGTCTTGGCCCTACGAATGCCATAAGAACTAGCCAACTAACATGCATATAATAGATTACACCATCCTTACATAGAGAAACCTCTAATCTTCCTGACTTCTTTCTACTGGGAGATAGTTTTCGCCACTCTCTCCCAAGTTTACCCCGACTACCTAAGATTTTCTGAGTCCATACAGTGCCATCGTCCCCAACGGCATACCCCATAAATCCCGGTACTCTCCTCTGCGTAGCCATTTCGATTTACCCTTAGACAGTTTAATTTACTACCTAGCATACCATAATACTAAGCAACTGTCAATGATAAACCGAAATGAATTACTCTTACGTATCCGTTATAGTCCCGAAGTGACCATCGTTGTCTTTCAGGATTTCAAATTCAACTTCAAATCCAGTTTCTTCATCACGCTTCATGTTGTATTCTCGCGTTCCGAAAGTAATACAACGACCGAAGGTGAAGGTTCTAGTACCGCAGTTAGGACTAGAGCCAATCAAAACTAGGACAACTTCATCCACCCAACAGGCATTGTTGTAGCCGAGGGTAAGAGTGCTGCCTACTAAATTAGCAGCAGGCAACATAAATGCCCGCCGAATTTGAGCTAATGAAACTTCAAGCAAAGTAGTCTTAACGTACATACGTTCAAGGCTACGTGCTTTGCGAACCACGCCTACGGCTTGATCCGCCATTACTTCTACGAACTCAGGGGCATAGCGTACCTGCGCCCCTCCCTTCGTATAGCCTATATCAACGCTGTCAATCAATACTTGAGCAGCGCCGATAATAATATTTTGCGCGTTGCCGGCCACCGTTTACCTCCCACTATGGACAAGCTAAAACGGACCAAATTACTTCGGCCTCAATTCGCCCCGTCCAAACATCAAGTAATCCGTCAAATGTAACTCCTACTCTGCTTTTAAATCTTACTTGTTTGGTACTAATATCGTCACCACTAAAATCGTAGTAACTTTTATTGGTAGGTTGTCCATCCTTATCGTCTAATAGATATTCTAACCTATCTAATATTCTAATGCAAGACAATTCTTCGCCGTATGCAATAAATTCTACTCTAGATCTTTTAATAAATGTAGTATCAGTATTCAATGGTCCGGTGTAAGGAATAGCTATACCTAAGAAGGGTTTCTTGCCTTTAGTTGGAGGCTCATCTCTAGCTATTCTTCTATCTTTCTCCGTATGTCTGGTTAAAGTAACTAAAGAATCCACTCCAGTATCTAATTGGAGTTTTTCTATTACCTGCTTCAATAATTTTTCTTGGTAAGCCATTTATGGTCCAAACACATAATAAGCCGGAAGTCTAGCTTGTACATCCTGCCAATATTCAGTCTCTTTATTCTTCCATGCAGGTAATAAGTGAGGATGAGGCATGCTCCCGCGTCTCTTAATCTTAGCTGCTATTTGTCCAGCTATAGACGCTGCCGCAACTCTATCTGTAACACCTAATTTAAGTCTCACCCACTCAGTTAGATTTTGTAATTCGGCGGCATCTATAGTTCTAGGACCAGTACCTACTTCTACGGCTTTAGTATATGGAACTCCAAGCGATCCAACTTCAATACTAACTTCAGCCAAGCTAACTACAGCTATCCTAGCGGCCAATCTCTGAAACAGTTCTCCGCGAAATATTATTTTATCACGCCTAATAATGTCTCTAACTTCGGGCATATACACAGCATGCGCTGCCGTAAACATAGACTGAGCTACAGCTTGACGACTTATATATGCCCATGAGGAGATGCTTTTTCGTACCTCCTCTATGCCCTTAACGCCTAAGAATATTCCCTTAATTCTAGGCATCTTTATCCTCATATTCTATTATTAAAGACGTATGATGCATAGAACTCTGGTCGTCGCGTTGATGCTTCGCCCTAAGAACTCTGTAATCTTGATAGTTTCCACTTGTCGATTCTACAGAGTAGTCACTTGATATAAGTACGCTCCAAGGAGCCTTGAATATATTATTGCTTCTAGGATAGCCATTAAATAGATAAGTTATTGGTGCATTTAAATCTCTAAATCTCCATGCCGTAGTATAATCTACTATATACTTTTGAGTGGCATCTTCATATCGACTATTCAATTCACTCCAATTAAGTATCTTAATTCCCGCAGGAGTATCAATAGTAACTTTAGGTGGATGACTGTCTTCCTGACCTAATAAGGGAGCTATGTTAGGGAATACTCCCCAAGGTATTCTCAAGAAATCGCTATTTTGAATCTTCGGTGAATATCGGGCAATTACCATCCACTTCTGCTGCCCGTCATTACCGAATCCCTGAGACGCTGCTACATCGTCCATGTTGGTTATGCGACACAGCATTCCGCTGTAGACAGTCTTAACTACCCCTTTAGCTATGCCACCAGCGCCATCGTCCGCATCCTGTATACGGATAACATCCACCGAATCATGCAAACCGAATAATGGTATTCTTGACATTTTTATTTAGTGCAAGCGCTTGCACTACTCCACAGAGTCCATTAAGTCGGCATTGTTAATAAAGTTACAAAGTATTCTATCTACTACAGGAAATCCAGTATAACTTTCGCCACTATAATTCTGCCTAGTCTGGATAGTAAAGTCAGACCAAGTAGCTTGAGTATAATCAGCGGAGAGCATATTAGTGCATCCAGAGATAAGATTCTCCAGCGTCAGTAAGATGGTAGCTCTCTTTATTCCCGCAGGAACTTCTAAGGCCCCCCAAACTCCTGCAATTTCTATATTCTCTTGACCACGCGGCCAATTTTTCCCTCTAAATAAGCTACGTCTTACAGATGATCCAGCGGCATCTGACGTACTCAGATAAAAAGGATATTGAATGTAATCTTCCGTGGCTGCATACGTATCTAGTACAGTAGTTCCATCATCGTCCAAAGACTTAACAGAAGTTATAGTCAGTAGTCGATATGGAACTACTTTACTGAAAAATAAGTTGTCGCCGTTATCGCCACTAAATTTATATGTAGCGGTCTTGGGATAGAAGATATCATTAGTTATCTCTTCTATCTGATGCTCCGCTACTTCAATAGCTTCTTCTATTTCTGCGTCAGTGTAAGCCGCTAGATCTACCTCATGTCCGTTTATCTTAAACGCCCTGACGTTTGCGACTGTGGCGTAATTTCCCATTTTAATTACCTTTAAGAAGTCGTAACGTCATCTTTAACTATCATAGAGGCAAGCACTAAAGTCATAGGTCGAGTATCTATAACTGCAAGCAGTTGCATTCTATAAACACCGGTAATAAAATCAGACGTATCATCAGAGGCTAATTCTAATTGAACTGTCTGTACATCTGATCCACCACCTATAACCGTACATGTCCCTTCATAGCTATTATTCGCATCGTAATATGCTTTGAATGTCACTGTAGCCGTACTTAAATCCGGCCAGTTAGAACATTACTCTGAGCTACAAATTCCAACGCTGCTAGGAAGGCTTCACCTGCTGCCGGCCCAAGGGTGGCATATACAGTGCGCTCTGTACACCACGCCGCCTCAATAGTTGGTGAGGCGATTTCGTTTATCCGTAAAGCCGCCGCCCCATCATTGCCGGCATCTGCTAACTCCTTAGCAGTGGGATCATTAAATATTAAATCATGAAGTTCTGTGCTAGTCATATGCTTAGATCACCTTCTAAACGCCGGCATAGATCTAGAAACATTCTACGATAGTGCAAGCGCTTGCATTAAAAAATAAAGAATGCCCGGCCTTTAATACCAGAACTAGGCTCTACGGTCATAGGAATAACTCTAAGATAAGGCATCCCCATATGAGTATAATCTAAGCCGCCTGTATCTAGGGACTCACTTACTGGAACCCCTACAAAGGGCTGTCCCACATCAGTGGCTTCGTCAAATGTACCCAAATCTATTGGAGATGACATTTTTTATACCTATTGAGTTACTGATATATCATCGATATAAACGCTGTCCGCCGTCCCACCATAAACCAAAAATTCTAGTTCTATTACACCCGCTTCAGTCGGAGTAAATTGAACTTGCAACTCTTCCCAAGTATTATCTACTGAGATAGAGTCTAGTACATCATTATCCACGCCAGCTAGTTGCATGCCTCTAACACGTAAACTCCCCGTTATGGCACTTGATGTTCTTCTGGCCCAAATAGATACTGTAACCGCAGCATTAGCCGCCACTAAAAATTTATCTAATGGCAAAATTAATGCCGTCTTTAAATCAGCGGCGGCATTAAGGCAATTAATCTGCCAAGCATATCCAGACGCCGTATGCCTTACAGATGATTGAAGTGAGGCCGTGCCTGCTGAATATATAATCCTAGTATCAGTAGGATCGCCTCCAAAGCTACTACAGAATAGTGACTCTAGCGCACCTGTCAAGGTAATGCTTGAGAAGGCGACTACAGAGCCTTCATTAAATGTACAATTCTTGGCAAAATGCCTACCCGTAGAAATTCTTACAGACGATACAACATGGTTCGAGGTAACAGCATTTATCAATCTAGTATTGAATGTGGCGCTGCTGATATCAATGCCATAATTAGCTGCCGGATTATCTATTTCTCCGGTATTTATTAAAGTGTTATTAGCTCCACCTATTGTAATTCCAGAGGTCGCCGTCACTGCCGAATTATTTTTAACATCACCGACAGTAACTCTGTTATTGACAGAGAAGATAGCTAAACCTACACCTTGATTTCTTAGGCATGGACCAACACTAGCAATAGCGGCACTACCACCTAAAGTTGCGCCCGTACTTCTATTCCCTATAACTTTACCTACAGTTATCGTTGGCGCGGCTGAGTTAATCACAACGCCTGTAGACGCATTCTGATTAACAAATCCTACGGTAATAGAATTATAGTATCTATTACTTAATTCATTAAACCCCGTACCGGAGTTATTGGTAGTTTGAACTAGGTTTATAGTGGATAGAGTCAATGCACCGTTGTATCCACTTGAATACCTAACGAATGCCAGCTTATCCACACTTATGTAACTGCCCGGATTATCCAGCGCACCAAGGCCGACATTACTATAGTTCTGCCCATCTATCCATGTCTCGCCATCCAACGTAGACATGCTAGTTCTGTCATAACCGCCTTGGAAAGTTATAAGGTTTCCAGCTGTTCCACTATCTTGTACTATGCATGCATCTGTAGATGCTTTAGGTATTTTTATAGTTTCCCTACGCCACAGATCAACAGTTTCCGTAGTACCACCGTATAGAATATTGTTACCGGGGACAGCTCCTCCATTATCAAGCCTAACAGTAGTACCTGAAATAGAGCGAATGCCCCACCAACCTTCGCCAGCACTATTTTTACTAATGAGTGAATCAAGAGTAATAGCATCTACAGATGTTGGATCTTTGCAGGCTATAATACAATCCAGCAATACGGCGACAGTACCCGGATCACTAGCAGCATAAAGAGCTACCGATTGAATGGCAGATCCTAAAGCTGATCCTTTATTTATTGTCATACACTGCCAAGTATTGGCTTTAAAGTATTGAGGGATATTCAGCGTATCTACCGGAGTAGCTCCGGCGGTATCACTACACAAATTTATAGTCAATACATTGGCAGCCAATACCGCATTAGCCCTAAACCAAAAACTTATTTGCTTATAGGCACTGAAATCTACCGTAGAACCTAAATTTTTATATGCGGCTTTGCCTGTAGTAAATCCAGCAGCTATTGCAACTTGGGCAGCGTTAGTACCTTCCCTATTTGTAGTAGAGTGGGAAACAGTGCTATTAGTTACACCCGTCCACCCACTTTCACACATATCGACAGTTTCAGTGAGTGCGGAGGCGAGTGTTACTACCTCAGATCCATCAGTCCACGTAGCTTGTATTCCGGTATCTACCGGATCAGGTGATTTCATTATTCTAATTGTGTCGCCGGGTGCAATTCTAGCAGCAGTCGCACCAGCATCAAACGTTTTCCATCGATTAGCAAATGACAAACCATCAGCCGCATCGTTACCAGCTTCAAGATCCATATAAAACGTAGTCATTTTGCTAATTCCTATTAGATGCAAGCGCTTGCATTTTAATCTATTTAAGGTATGTTAAATGTTTTACATATCACTAGGGCAGCGTAGATTAAACTTTAATTTACTACCACCCTCTCAGTTAATATATTTTTACTTTAATAGCCTTTAGAGTAAGCTATTACGTCCCATTTACCGTCAGCAGAGTTGTAAATAGCTCCAATGTAATCAGTCTTTCCAGAAGCTACTTGACTCAGCGATGTAATATCAGAACCAAATCTGAATCCACCTGCGGCAGATGAAAGAGTAAGTGTTCTTCCGGCTCCTGATGCTTTTACGCGCCATACTGCCTTTTGCCCATCTCTCGGATTAGTTGGAGGATTTAACGTTCTATCTCCAGCAATAGTTACAGAAAATACATCTCCAGAAGATGCATCTGTATCTATCGTAGCTCCGTCCGTAAGAGCTACTACCACCTCAGGTAAAGCTGCTGAATTATTTAACGGCATTTTTATCCCTCAACAACTAAAAGTTTTTTAGTGCCGGAGCCGGCGTTAATGGCATTTACCTTATCACCAGATAAATTACCGTATAGCTCAGACATTTCAAAACTACCACCATTCGGATTTAATCTAATCCCTTGATGGAGGGCAGCATCATTCTCAAACGAGAGATAAATGACAGTATCGCTATCATTAATAAAGAGTCCATACTTACGGTCTTTATCTCGCGCCAATACCGGAGTAGTGGTAGTAGCAACATTAACAACGGTTTGGTCTAAATTTATACCCATTCTAGGCTCCTTCTGGAATTAAGAAAGTCTATGAGCTTCGGTAGTCAATGCCAGTCTATTAAATTCTGCATTAAATTTTAATTGCTGCTTCTTAACAGATGACCGACTAACGGTATATCCAAGAGCCGCCAGTATAGGCATTAAGGCCGCAATTATGCGACCTATTGTAGAATCTGTAGGAACTGTTTGAGATAGAACTGATGCGATAATGGCGATAATATTTAACCAGAACTCGCTAGTCTGCCATCCGGGTTTTGCCGCATTAGTTTCGTCTGGGGGAAGAACCTCAATTTTAACCATTACTCTTTACCTCCCTTATTGCTCATATTACGCTCTAGAGAAGATACTCTATTTTCAATTATAGCTATTTTTTGATTGTTGTCTTCTATTTTGCTCATTCGAGCATTATTGGGATCGGATGGACCTCCTAAAGAACTCCAGCGAACTTCTAATGCTGATATTTGAGCTTTAACTAATGCCATATCTTGAACATAAGCTGTTTGCATTTTCTCTATATGAGATATAGTTATTTTAATCTCCGTTTGGTCGCGACTTACAGAGTTTACCGTAGTACCGACCCAAAGAGATACACTTAGTATTACAGCAGTAACTAATGTACCGACCAACTTGTCTACGGTTAAAGATGCCTTATCCCGCAATCTTCTATCATGTGTTTCGGGTCTAGTATTACTTCCTGTATCTGAGATAGGAAGATTCATTACTCTCTCCGAAGTATTTCCCTGATAGCTCTACTTATAATTTCGGGATCGATCGAGTTCAGGCGTCTCGATCTACCGTCCGAAAACCGTAAAGTTACTTTAGTGTTATTGCAGTCAATCGTAACGTCTCTATCAGCGAAAGGATTGTCTACTACAATAAAATTAAGTTCAGTTAAGTCAATTTTTAAATTTTCATTAGATGTATAAACTGATATTCCGCGAACAGGTGGCCAAACTTCTCTAAATGTGCAAGCGCTTGCACGTATTTGTAGAACGTCCATTATGTCTTTTGGAGTAACTGCGTTTAAACACTTTAGAGATACTTCATCAGTTTTAGCTAGAGATCTTGTAGGAATATAACCCAATTCTTTAAATTTGCAAACAGGCTTTAATTTAGGATAATCAGAAATAACATCTTCAGGTGACGTACTACTAAATATCACCGCCCCAGGCATTTCAAGCATTCCGGCGACATGACAGAATCCAGAATCATTTCCTATGAAAACTCCCCCATGTGCGGCCATATGACGGACCTGCCATGAGAGAGATGGATTACTGTCACTTAGCTTGTGTGATCCGTAGGAGTTAAATCCGTAATCTGTTTCTACACCTAACCAAAATATATAATATCCCGAATCCATTAACTTATGGGCTAATTCTCTCCAATAACCTCTAGGCCATCTTCTATTAGGGTTACTAGCTCCGGGATGCAGATGAATTATTTTATGCTCATCTATATGAGTAGAGGATAGTCTAAACTTTCCCGGACCTACAGGCATTTCTATTATATCAGAGATTATCTTGTAATAGTTCTTGGCTTTAAGTTTATCTTTTTCGTTAAAGCAACCAGTAAAATCTATCACATAGTCATATTCGGAATACTTAGCCGGTATATTCAGGGTAGTGGTATTTATAGCTCCAGTTACCCCAAGCAGCATATCGCAGGTACTCATTAGGTGCGAACTAACAGCTGCGTGTATTATGTTGTCTGGCCTGGATATTACTCTAGCTGTACTACCCACAGCTATCAGCGTATCGCCTAATCCGCCGGTGATTCTTAGAGCTATCTTAACATTCGATAAATCTTTAGGAAGAACAACTGCCGTCATTTAATACTCCCCTAAAATATAATACTTATAAAAATTGGCGGGGATTAAATTCCCCGCCAACTATTTTACATCTTAGCGAGTATAAGCATCGCCAGACATAGACACATTCTTAGCAATAACAACTAGATCAGGATCTTCAACTTCGAAGTCAACGCGGAAGTGGATGGTAACTTCCCACGCATCATTACGCGGCTGACGGTCAAATTCAATGGTGATATCTCGCTGAACGAAATACACCAAGTTCTTCAACGGTGTCAACCAGATTTCACAGCCGTCCGTACCGGCCGATCCGAAGGTGAGGTCTTCCGGCATGTAGTAACATTCCAGCATAGGAATGCCCCACGGTCCCGGACGAAGGCCGGTGGCCAACACCTGATCTGCGGTGGTCGTACCACGCTGCGCCCATTCATACGCCCATTCATCCGAGGGGCCACTCGGAGTAATGAATGCGTAATTGGGTTTCAGGATACGATACTTGGCAGGGATAGCAGACTTCATAACGAAGTAAAGGTCGGCACTAGCGGCCTTACCGTTCGCATCAATCTGCTGGGCATTCGGAACGTTTTCTCGGAGAATTTTCGAGAACCCGTCATTAACGCCAAGAAGATTATTTTCTTGGCTCTGATCGTCACCAACGGTAAGATCATCGTCGCCTTGAATAGCGGCGATCTCAATGTCGTTGCCGATACGTTTGGTAAACATCGCCAAGAGACGATCACGTACAGCAGTACCTTCTGGATTATCTTCCAAGAAGTCGGACTTCAGATCGAATGCCGAGCGGTATTTCTCGGTATCATACGTGATTTGTTTCTCAGACGGAACGTGAGTAGTCACACGCGATGTAGTCTGTGCGCCTTCAGTCACGATTTCGGCGAGATCAAGCTTATTGATTTGACCTTTAGCCTTATTGACCCGCTCAACTCGCACCTCCTTCATCAGGGTAGTCGTATCGACAACCATATCAATGAAGCGATCTGCGGCTTGCCGCGTCAATACGGTATTAGGAAGTGAAGTCTCGTCTATGGCAGACTTAGAAATGTCTTGCACGCCAAAGGCGAGGGGGAGTTTAAGAGCAAAGTCCATGTTATTACCTCTAACACATCTTTTTGATTAACAAAGCAATTCAAGATAGTATGTTAAAAGATATGTTAGAGTTATTTTAGTATATACGTTAAGCTACTCGCCTTAGTTACCGATTTTCCCGCCGTGGACCATAGGGCCAAACACTCGATTAAATACAGCGTTAGCGTCCTGCTTAACCGATTTCTCAGCCTCGATTTTCTCCTCACGCTGACTGCCGCTCAACGGGGCTTTCAGGGCAACTTCGAAGCCCTTCGTAAGAGCCGCAACGTTCTTCTGAACGTCCGCAAGCGTTTGTGCAAGCGCTTGCATTTCCGCCGACTTTGAGACTTCTTCGGCCTTCGTTTCTTCTTTTTGAACTACTTTTACTTCTTCCGCCTTGGCTGCGGGAATAGATTTAACAAACTCCCCCAACTGATTCGTGAAGGTAGTCATCGAATCGCCGAAAGACTTAAAGTTGGTATTAAGTCCATCTAAGCTAGGGGCAATCGCCTTAGATACCGCCTCGGCAGTCTTGGTGGCGACCGATTCAGCAAAAGCACCAACGTCAAAAGACGGCGTTTGCTGGACCTGTTCTGCTGGTTTCTTAACCTCATCAGCCATTGGCTGCTCCTCTGAAAAATATTTAAGTAGTTTCGATTTTGTCGCGGAATCGACCGGACTATGCTCATCTGGAAGGTTCTTCACAGGTCCAACGATAGCCTGCACACCCTCACACATTCTAACACTGGTTAGATTTTTCAAATCTACCATATCACCATTAGATTGGTGACAAAAGAAACAAGTATCTTCCTCCTTTAAATTAGATTCACTGAGATCATGCATCTTCAAATACTCGTTTACGATATTAATATTATCGAATCTACTTTTATCCAACCTCAGAGCATAGAGGATGCTTCGATCTTCGCTTACTTCTACACTCTTACCAACTACAAAATTACTATGCGGATTCATAGGCATAGTAACTAAACTTATTTCAAAGAGATCTATGCTGCTTAAATGCCGTTCTGGTGTAAAATCTTTTTGATTTACCTTATAGTCGGCTTTAGCTAATCCACGCCAAGAGAAGGAATTTAACTCCCCCTTCTTAACCATTTTAGCTACTTCGGGGACCGTTACTTCTGCCTTAACAAAAAGTCCTCTATCACCTTCTTTTAGATGCGGAACTTTTTCCTTAGGAAAGTTATCTATGATACTGCCGGTTTTAAGATCCTTAATATCCCAAAGAGCTACGTTTCTAGATGCAATCAATTGCACCGGAGATAACGCAGTGGGTCGTCCAACACCGATCTTATTTCCTGAAGCAGTTTTCCATAGATCATGGTTTACAAGTAAGGCAGGAGCGGCCATAAATTGGGCAGTATCAAATTGCTCTGGATCAGCTACATCCCCAATTCTATCAGGCTTATCAGTAGAGGCAAAACCTTTTATCGTTATGCCTCCCTCCGGATTAATCTCATCTATAGGAACTATAGGAACGTTGGATCTAAGATTAACTAACTCCCTTAGAGTTAAGGCCATTTATTTTCTCCATTCTTAAAGATGGTCTATTCTCTCATATCTTGCTATAACTGTCAAGATCTTTTTCATTAATTTTCAGGAAAATTTTCAGGAATAATTATTATGGGAGCATATACTGGAGGCCGACTAAGTATCACTCCAAAATTTACCTGAAGGTAACGTAATGCTTCCGCCAGATTATTATTGTCTAGTAATGTTTGAATATACCCTAAATCTATTCTATTTAAACTACTAGCATTTAATTGTTCAGTTATACTCGTCATCATATACTTAGAAATTTTACTGCTAAGTAATGATTCTAATTGATTTCTTTTAGCTTCAAGTTCTACTGCTAAATCATTTAGTGCCGACACAATTATAGATCTAGTTTCGGCTATTCCAGTCAATGCGTCAATATCTATCTCGCCGCTAGGTAATCTAGGCATCTCGTCAGGAATAACAAACGTAGTCTTAGGGGAAGATATTATCTCCGGGGGAGCGAACAACGGTCCAATACGATCAGGTAAAGTTCCGTAATCCCCTCGCATTATCTTACTTGTATGGGTACTAGGTTGACCGTTCCAAGGCTGAATTAATATCCTTTTATCACTTAAATCTGCCTGCAATGCGCATCTACAGTTGATGGATAATACACCATCTCCAGGATGATATTGTCCGCTGGGGAATGGAGTACCTATAGGGATAGGTCCGGCTATCTCGTTCGCAACATGCTGAGGACGTACTCTACTATCTCCTACAGTTCTCCATGTATGATATTTAACCCCCGATCGTTCAAACATATCATACATAGCAGAACTAAATCCGGCCTGTGCCTCAGTTCTGGCTATCTTTAATGCACGCCATCCAATAATACCATGACCTCTTTCTATTAAAGCTGCCACATCCCGCACAGCTTTATTGTCTAGGTAGATATTATTGAAAATCAATTGGCGTGCATCATTTATAATATCATCACTAAGTCCGGCACCGAATCTGATAACTCTGTTTTCTAGATGAAATTTTATTTCCTCATCCGTCAATTCAAATATTACAGGGGCGGCTTTACTTACATCTAACCTCTTTTTGGTAGATTCAACTAATCTAGATGTAGCATTAAATCCCATAGAATCTAATGCAGTTATGGCTCCTAATTCATAAAAAATTAAAAGCCATTTTCTGTACAGAGCTTTAGCTTTTAGAACATACTCAGAATGCTTATTTAATTGATACATAGGTATCAATAAATCATTAAGCATCCTACGACTATCTACTCTCCGCTGATTTTTAATAGGTAAGGCAGTCTTGAGTCTGGATGCTTGAAGATAAGCGGATTGTAGGTATCCATCATCTAGTAATTCTTTAGATACTGCGGAATACCATGAGGATAAGAGCTTATTAACTTGACGTGTAAATTCCCGCTCAAGGCGTATTCTTAGCCCTTGGCTAACCGCCTTCATTATAAATACTTTAGACGAAAGCTCTGAGTAATGGTTTACCAGAGCTTCGTCACTGTATGCAGTTAAATCCATGTAAACCTTTTTAGGCTTTTACGACTTGCTTACCGTTAGCAGATTCTTTAGCCATGCCGTTCGACTGCTGCCTGGCCTGCATAGCTTTATTAAGAATAGCTTGGTTAGCCATCTGATCCTTAGTACCCTGCAATTCTTCTTCCAGCTTAGTTATGATATCGCTAGTCTCGTCATCAAGCTCATCAATAAATCTAAGTCCGTCATTAGTGAGTACAAAGGCTCTATCGCCACCCTTAATTGGCTCACCTATCCCGGATATTTTTCTAGATTCATTGATAGTCATAGCTCCCTTCTCTAGATATCCCTTATTGGTATTCATTTCTTCTACGAGATCGCGGATATCCAAAGGATTAAAGACAAGTGCAACCGTTTGCACCCCAAGACCTAGCCGAAATAATTTGTTTAATTGTTCTCCCCACATCTTCTGAGATGGAGTAACAATTCGGTCTTTGTAAATTTCAGCTTGAGATAATCCTTTTCCGGAACCTAAACTAGCTGCTTCGTTGATACCGATGATGGCCGGACTAACGCCATGTGCAGTCATAATAGACTGCTGATTATCCTTCTTAGTATTTAAGAATGATGCTTCCTGCGTATCCGGACCTAATTTTTCAAAACGTATATCTACATCACCACGACCTGCGGGAAGTGGGATAATAAGAGTCTTATGCGCACGACCTTTAACATGTTGACTAAAATACTTAATAATAGTATCTTTAACATCAGGAGCTACTCTTGCGCCTTTAATGATGATAGCATATCGAGGAATAGCATTGTGTTCAAAGAACTGAAGAAAGTAGTCTCGTATATGTACATTACCTATCAGACTTCCGGCCGCAGGTAATACATCTGATATACCATAATACAGAGTAGCAATGTGCGCCTTAGTTAAATACAAAATCTCATTAGCAGCGGTATTTAGATTGCTTGTCTTCTTACCTGTATTTCTATCGATTAGATTCCACTCAAATTTATCGTCCGTTCCCTGTAATTCTCCATCATCTTCAGGGTCATAGAAATCCGGCTCATTAGTTACAGGATTTTTACGATTCTTAGTTACTACCTTACATCCAAAAGGCTGATAATAGGTATATTTATCAGGTCCAGTTATTTCCGCAAAACCTTTCCAACCTTTAAGCACTCTAAGCCTAGACGCAGGAATGTAAGCAATTCGGGCAATACGCTTATCTAGTGAACGAATAATTTCTATGCCGCACCATCCAATGGACTCTAAGTCCATAGCAGCACGATCTAATACGCCCGCAAATCCCATAACAGCGTTTGCCTTGGAGATAAATTTCTTTATCACCGAGGCATCTTGCTTAATGGTTTCCGCGGGTACTGCATCTGATGTGGGAGATTTTTCTTGCCCTTCAGGAATGGTGGTAACTGTAGGAACAAGTTGATAATCTCGTCCAACAGAATCGACAACCTTAGTACGAACACATCGAAAGTGAATTTCATCTACTTCAAGAAACTTTACGAATATATCAGGATTAAATGGGGGAGGAACAATATCCTTTTTATCATAAATAGCCGCATTGATTTCTTCCTGAGACTGCGTAGTACCGTCTACTTCCTTACGCACATCAAATAAAGAATTATCGCTAGGCTCTTGGCTAGGATCGGATTCTTTTACGTCTTTGAATATAGTGGTTAAGAAGCTTGTCTCATCATTCGTAAGCTCCTCCACATCACCATTTTCATTAACTACAGTAACATCCGTAATTTCATCTGGCCGTCCATCGAAGGGCAGCGCTCCGGCTTGTATTCTAGAGATCAGATCTTCGAGTTCGACGGTAGCCATTAGTTTCTCCGTGCAAGCGCTTGCATTAGCCGACACTTATATCTTCTATAAATCCTTCGTTTACCATGTTAGCGGCAAGCATATCGTATGTATCTGAATGCCTAGAGTGATCTGTACATTTAGTCCACTCATATCGAGCGTTTCCGCGAGCATCCTCTACGACCTGCCTTACCGGCTTACACATTTCGGAGACAAAAGCTCCGTCTAATAATTCTCTAAAGTTATTTGGTAATACATTTTTTCTTTTCTTAATTTCTGCAAAAGATCTATCTAATGCTTCCGTTCTATCGACGTTTAAAAGTCTGTCGGAAGAATCAGTACCGAATTTACCGTCTTTACCTTCTCCCCGGTAACGGCATAGCCAACAATCAACAGCACATTCATCCTGAAAATCTCTCGCGAGCATTACTTCAGGCATAGAGTCCATTACAACTTTTTCGACGTTATATCTAGCTATCAGTTCATGTAGTTGCTCAGTGCTACCTACTTTACCTATGAATACAGCCTTGCGTTTAGCTCTATTCAATACCTCGCTAATACGTACATCAAAGATAGTACCGTTTACGTCCACGCCCATACTACAGGGACCATTGCTTCTATCCCCCGGAATATATCCTCTATCCGGCTCAAGGATAAAATTGTAATTATCATTGCACTTACGAAGCATCTCCTCGGTAAGTTTATTGCCCGCGCCCGCGTAAGGCAATCCTAATACAGAGTTATGAAATCTCTGCATCTTCTTGGGATCGTGGATAGATTGCTTAAAGTTCTCCCACATCTCGGCTAGACTATTGCTAGGAGAACACATCGCAGATATATGGTATCCCTCTATATTTCTTTCTGGAAATTCAGGTATCCATATGTTCTCCATGCTGCGACGATTTAATCTTCCTCCGCATTTAGGGCAGATAGCGTTTAATTCTCGACGACACCCAGGATACCAATCTTCATCACGAAGACGGTAATCGATTATATTATCTTCTCTATCTTTAATTGTATGGACTATAGTTTCAAACCAATCAAGCTTACTATAATCCTTACAATTTTCACATATTACGTGCCAAGTTCTTTTATCTGAGAGATTGTAAAGATAGTTTATACCTCGACCTTCGATACGGGGATTACCTAGCCGAACTATGAACTTAAATTTAGATGCACCTAGACGGTCAATTGCATATTCTAGATTAGGAGCATGGCAGTCGTCTACTTCCTCAATGACTACCATATCCGCCGGAAATTCTGTAAAGTCGGCTAATACGTTAGAGCCTACGTATTTGATAACACCCTTACCAAACGATTTTAGGGATACAGAGTCAAAGAACCCTGATCCCATAATTTTCTTATATTCTTCTACGTTTTCTACACATCGATTAATACGATTCATAACGTAGGTAGTTCTATGTTCAAATTTAGGAAGAACATAGAATACTTGCAGACCTATGTACGATGCCGCTAAGTGATTAACATTGGCCCACTCGGACTTCATACTCTGAGTAGAGCCTTGCAATACTATGTTGGGCGACAAGCTATTATATATCGCCCTAATGTGAGGATGATATGTAAAGTCTAGTCGCTCCCCGCGAGTATTCTTATGATGATCCATCGCAAAACGTAGACGAGTCTCTTTGAGCAATAGAAGCATTTCCATACGCTCAAGTTCGCGTACACTGAGATCTGACAAGTCCGGGAAATCTTCTAGCTCTGTCGACATTACAGGTGTCTACCTTTTGTTATTAATTCGAGCATGTTGTTTTTAATATCATCCTTAGTACGCTCCGACGTAGTAAGAGGCTTTTCCTCTAAGGATGATTTCTCGTCAATCAATCTCTTATACATTCGGGTAATTTCATCAGGGATGATTCCAGTCTTTACTAGCAGATCTGTTTTCATCTCTTGAGCGCGGATAACGGATTGCAGGTATTTAACCCGAACTTGCTCTATCTTAGGATTATTAGATCTACTAACTTTTCCAGTCGCAGGATCAACTGTAGAGTCTCCGCGACTGAGATTATCAAACTCCCATAATCCCATTTGTATTAAACTATCGTAAAACTGTATATTAGCAGCAAGCAGGTTGGCCGCAGACTGCTGCTCCAACATTTCACGATATTCATTGGTATGCTCCTGTAACCACTTGTTAATTGTGGCAGGTGTTACAGAAAACATATTAGCTATTACTGTCTGAGGTACTCCCTGCATCTTTAGGGCGTACACTTGAGCGCGTCGCTCCTCAGCAGTAAGTTTAGCTGCTTTCTCTTTAAATGCCTCTTCAGGTGTAGCAGTTCTTGTAGGCTCTGACCGCTTAGGCGGTTCCGTAGATGCAAGCGCTTTCGCCGGCTTACCTATCCCGGCGTATTCTAGTATCTCTACAAGACTTTTATCGGCCATTTATCGATCCAATTCATCTGATATGGCGTTATTTAAGAAATTACTTAAATTGCCGCCAGTAGTTTTTATATGATCTACAGCTCTCTGCATTGTTACATATAAAGACTCATCCATCAACAAAGCTATATGAGTTCGCCCTTTATAGGTAAAGGCGAGGTAGCTCTGGTCTATTGTAGATGAAGTCTCTCTGAATAATGTACCTACTATGTCAGTCAAAGCATCGGTAACATGCTTTTCTCGCTTAGTAGATTCCATTAAACTATCAATAAAAGATTTATCCCGCTTTTCGGATTCTTTTATTAAATTCTTTTGAAATTCTTTTTCATTATCAAATCCAAATAGAGCCGGCATTTGAGATATATCTATCTTGCCTTCTAAATTACGAACTAAGTCCGTAAATTTACGTGCATCTAGATGACCTGATATAAGATTTCTACGAACAGTCTTTAACTTCTGCTTTACTTCATCCCACTCAGTATTTACCACACATGGGATTTCCGGCATATTCTTAATTACCGCAAACTTATGCCGATGCGCTCCCCCGATTATTATGTAATGTTCACCCTCAATCAAATCGCAGTTGCATGGAACTACGTTAAGAGGGTGGTCAAATCCGTCTTCTTCGATCTCTTGGACTAAGGCGTTAAATGTAGTATCACTCTGCTCATTAGGATTCCACGAATTGGGATGAATTTTATTCGTAGGAATACGTACAGGGTCACGTATAATAATCTCAGTCATTATTACTAATCTTTCTTTTCGGGTTTAGTGAATCGCGGTTCCGGACCATCTTGTAAATCAACCGCTCCGAATCTTCGCAAAAAGTACAGAGCATCTCGTCGGCTTGTATCTACTACCCCCTTCATAGTATATACAAAATTCCCGCGAAGACCTTTAGCATATGTAGGATACTTTTCACAGATTACATCAATGTAATGCTCAAACGTAAATGTTCGAGGCATTATATCAAGTATTTCTTTAAACTGAGTCCCATCCATGTATGAAGGATAGGTCGGTTCAGTTATCTTAGTCCACCAAGAATCCAATTCTTTAGTTACGTGCTTAATATCATTCCATTTTATGTATGCTTCGCGGAAAGGTTGTACCATCTCTTGGGCTTTGTCATAGTTCTCCCGGACCCACTTTAAGAGTGCAATCAATTGCATTTCGCCCTTAAAGAAGAATGGGTAATCTTTTCCACCTACGGGAAATAACATTGATCGAGACCAGGGCTTATCTACAGGGAGAAGCACTGTACCGCTAATTAGCTGCTCAGTAAATCCAATAGGATTAGCCTCAAAGTTGCTCATCATGGTAGATACATGACAAGAAGCCTGAAGCTTAAAATTCTCGGCTTGAGTTAGACCTTCTTTCAGTGTAAGCTTACTACTCCATTTTTCAAGATTCTTTGACTCTGCCGCAAACGGAGAAGCTACTACTATCTGATCGTCTTTAAATTTCTTTACATGATCTGAATAAGCCTGTAATATCTTCTCATAGTTTTTGTTGCTAGTAAGTCTAGCCCCGAAGTATAGAGTAAACTGTGGACGCTTTTTTATACCCTCAATGGATTTCTTAATTAAATCAACATCAATTCCTTGAGACAATACTTTAATATTATTCGCGGCTTGATTAGCCATTGCGCCCGAAAGAAATCTATTAGCTTCTTTTACCGCTAATGTTTTCTCATAAGGTGTAATCACCATAGTAGGACATTGAGAAAACGTGCATGATCTCAGTATCAACTCTGTCTCATATACGTGGTCGTGTGTACCACCTTCCGACATTACTTTGGTACACCAAACAAACACCGGAGTCATATTTTTATGCAGCCACAAGGAAGAGTGCCGCTGCTTCATTGTTGCACCTAATCCTTGGCGAGATGTAAGGATAAGATCTACTGGATATTTTCCTACAGCCCGGTGAAACATAGCATCAAAATTATCTGGATACCTAACGGATGCCGAATTGTATTCAGCCTCGACTTCAGTACATAAGTAGGTAACATTAGGTAAAGGTCTATCTATTTTTGATCCTTTTGGCAGCATAAATAAAAATCTATGCTGCGGCATATGCTTCATCCAAGTATCAAATACGATATAACATGATTCACACGTTATATCAATTCCTTGACTTATTGAGGGCAGAACGGCTATCCGCATTAAAAATACTCCTTAGCTTATGATATTACTTACATAATCTGGAATTGCTTCATACTTTAATAAACTACAGCCGGGCTTGAAATCTACGTTCAAGTCATCGCCATATTGTATGTAGACTATCTCAGTTTTTATATCTTTGTATTTAAGCTCTAAGCATTTTAAGTACGTCTCTATTGCAGCTTTGCTCATAGCAAAGCCACAATCATTAGCATTACCTACATAAGACGCAACATTACTAATTAATACTATCTTAGTTGGAATTTGTACTAATTCTTCTTCAATTAGTTTCTTTATAACTTGTGCCGGACCTTTAGCATTCGTAGCAAATGCTTTTTCTATGGCGTAGTCAGTCCAGTCAAAAGAGATAGGGTTCTTTATACCTACAGCAATTACTACAGCATTAAACTTATAAGGAACATCCAGTAACTTAAATATAAATTGATTAATTGAAGCCATTGATTCAATGTCACAGGTAAAGTCATGTGAAGACGCATCGGAGGGTTTGCTCCGGCCTAAAGTGCAAACGGTTGCACCCTGCTGAATTAACTTGTTTCTAATGCTATATCCAACACCATATGACCCGCCTATTACTAATACGTGCATACCATCCTCTAAGAAATACATACTCATAAAAAAAAAAAGGTAGTACGACCTTAATTGATCGTACTACCTATGTTAATTTATAAGTTAAATTAAGCAGCCTTGTAAGCCGCTTCCAGTTCTCGAATATCATTAGCCATCTCAGTTTTTTCGAGAACCCAAATCCGTATTTTATTCAATTCAGGACGTACAACCGTATCTACGTGCTCTTTCATTTCTTTGGAAATTAAATATCCGCCATTGTACGAGGCTTTAGGGTATTCAATCATACATTGCCGTATATGGCAGAAATCACACTCAAATTTCTTAAAATTTCTAAAGAGTTTACCCTCATTTAGAAACATTGTGCTGGCGAATACGTGTTGATTTAGTTCAGTATCTTGCCTCTTGTTACGCAGGTATATACTATAGGCCATCTTACCAGGCCGCGTATGAGTGTCAACTGCCTCTAGCGGCAAGAAATCTCGATAGAATGTACCTTTATCAGTTTGATCGCCTACGTTAGTGCAAGCGCTTGCATTTTTCGGAATGTAAAAGTAAGGCAGCGCTATACCTAACCGCTCTCTATCCAATTTAACACTAAGTTCGGCGAAATCTATGATCCACTGAGGAATATCTTTAAATGCATCGTATGCCGCAAATTCAATTCCCTCGAAGTGTTTATATATGTGAATTACTTCACTGAATTTTGATTTCTCTAGAAGATGGATTAGTCCAGCCGGCTTAATATCCATCTTTTTAATTATATGACTCAGTTCAATGCAGCATCCAGAATGCTCACCTTCTGCCATCATTTGAACTAAGTGCTGAAAATCAGGGAAGTATTTATAGCCCTTGCCTGAATGAGCGTAGATGTTAAATGCTTTAATTGCTTCCAAATTCAACGCACAATCTTCGAGTAGGATTGTCCATAATCGCTTATACAGTGGTCCTGCCTGAATATTGTGGGCTACCTTGGCAAATTTAATCGCCCCCTGCGGATTACCTCTACGAATGCATTTTTGCATAGCGGAAATCGCAAGGTAATATACATTAAGATTCTCTTTCACAGCCACTTGATAGCTTCCTCAAGTCTTGTACTCTTAATACTACTTTTTGCGGGCTTTGTATAACCGTACCGGCTATATTATCAATTATAGCAGGATCTACTTTATCGGTCAATAGGCTTGGTACGATAAAATATATATTTTTTGTCAAGACATGAAATCTAGATTGAAATTCTTCGACGGCGGCTGAGAGAGCAGAATTACTTACTTTAAATTGGGCGTGCTTCTCCGGCACATCTTTAGATCCATCGATCATATAAAAAGATGTAGCTTCTTTTTTAAGAACTTTGTAATCCATTAATACGGCAGGGAGGTAGGCAGGAACTATAACATTAGCTACAAAATGATCCTTCATGCTAATTATATTAGTGGATTCAATGTCTACATATGCATGCGCTTGCACGATACGGTCTAGTAATTCTAATCCTAAGCCCAATTTTTGGGCTATCTCATACGGTGCCAGCAGATCAGTTAAATCGTAATTTAACCAACAATCTGGTCTATCTAGGTCAGGTTCGGATTGAGCTGTATAAACAGTATGACCCTGCTCACGTAATTTCTTTGTGAGCAGGCCCCCAATATTCTTAACTCCCTGAGTTATCAGGAATTGCATTACTTACCTCTAAGGATATTTTTATTTACGTTTACGTTAGGTACAAGTATTTTAGATTCAGCGGCTTTTCTTTCAGCCGCGGCCCGCCTTACTTCATCTATACGAGATTTGATGACAGGTTCCATGCCAGCAATCAAAGAATTTTTAACAACCTGTGCCTCAGCTTTATTTAAAGTAATACCCTCAATTAATAGAGACATTAAAGATACAATGGCTGCATGCTGAATCTCGCCTTGAATTATCAATCTATGAATATGAAGCTTCTGATTAGCGGCCTCTACGGAGTAGGTTTTAGCGTCTACTCCTCCATTCTCCATCAGTCCTACTTTAATGCCGCCTAGAAATTCCTTAACCGCAACACTAAGTTCATTTTCAAGCGGCTCAAGTTCCTTAAACATCTTTTCGTTCCTTCTGGATCTGGTCGTATACTTCTTGTCTATGTACTGATACGTCTTTAGGAGCTTCTATCCCAATACGAATTTTATCGCCCTGAAAACCTATAATAGTGATTTTGATATTATCAGAAATGATGATTGATTCGTTAAGCTTGCGGCTAAGAACTAGCATTAGGTTCCATCCTTTAGACTAGATAAAAAGAAAATAGGGGAAGCAGAGTTCCCCAGCTCAATTACTTAGTTATGCGGCCCAGTCTGCCAGGTTATCTATGTCCCTGAACAAACCGCATAACCCACCATAGTAATTAAGCATCTCTGCTTCCCCTAGCTCGTTAGTAGCTGACGGTATTATCTACCGTATCACTACCTTCAAAGATTTTATCCATCGACATATCGGGATAATCCGATCCGCCAAGAGATTCTGAAGCCATCAGATTTGCAGATTTCTCAATACGCTTGAGAGCCTGTTTATAAGCAGATACGACCTTATTACCCTTACCGCGGATAAGGGTTTTAGTCTTATTCGCGCTGACGCGGAGGGTAGCGATTTCCTGCTCTGCAAGAAGGTCATACTTAGCTCGGATATCAGCCCGCTGGTCGGCAAGCTTAGTATCGACGGCATTAACTCTCTGTTTAATGTCCGCCTCAATCTCACCCAAACGTCGCGTAAGATAACCGCGATCCGTCTGGTGCATAATGATATCATCTCGGATGCTATCCGTTTCGGTAACAGGCTGCGGTTTACCATGATCTGGATGACCGGGCGGATAATCCGGAGCCTTGACTGGAGGAGTTTTAGGATTCTCCTGCGGTTCCAGAGGAACCGATTCTCCGGGAGGAGGAACCTCACCTGGAGCAGTCGGTTTCTCGCGCGGACGTTCTGCCGGACCCGCTTCAATGTAAGGTGCGCCGAAGGGTTCCATATCGATTGACATTGTAACCTCAAAATTTTTAACTTAAATTCACCAAACAACGTACTATAATTTTGTTCTTCTTAGTCGTACTTTTGCGATGCAGGCGCTTGCATTATCCCATAAAAGGTCCGATTCACCCCCGGACTTCCCCGCCTTAATTTAACTCATATACTTTGTCCGACATTGTGATTACATGGAGAAGTAATTACGAGTTATTTAAGTAACGGATAGCCACTCCCTCTTGGATACACACCAAGCATTTTATGGGGAAAGAGTAATGATCTATCACCAATTCTAATCAACCAATTAAATCGCGCATTATAAAAGTCTCACCATTATTTGTTTTAGCGGAGTAGTCTCAATGCCATGTCATTATTGTACCTCCGGGGTTAGAGTTACGTTACCTACAGTTTAGGTTTTTAATGCAATCGCTTGCATTGATGTTTATATTATAGCTTATATATCTGTGAAGTCAATAATTATTTTGGGTTATTTTCCACGGTAGTTTTTACTATGTCGTTTACCTTAATAATACATTTTTGTGCAGTCATAGCATCTACAATACGTCGAATAAGCTGCTCAGACTGCTCTTTAGTCAATCCATCAGTAAAAATATGCTCAAGTCCATCCTGCCGCCCGATGACTCTATACTCTCCGTTCGGCATTTTAGGCTTATAGCCTTCGATTACTTGAAATTGATCTAAATTGAATAATCCTTTGTCCGCCAAAAGCCACATCGTACTAATACTTTCAAAAGAGGAGTTTGATTTCATTTAAAGTTATTTCTTACTTTTGGAATCTTTTATCACGATAAACCAAAAATAAGGCCATAACATGGTTAAAGAGAAGACCCAAAATAGGCACATTGCCGTATGGAACGCACCTCGTTTAAAATTACTTACTATATCGCTTCTACTCTCAATTGCCACCATCAAAAATGTAAATAGCGATATAGCAAAGTACAAAGGAAATAATGAGGCTATACATTTTTCTATCACAACATGGCCCGATATACCGCAAGTTTTAACTGTTGGTATGTACATTTTGTTTCAAAGTCTAGTATGATATTACTTTTATCTAACTCCATTCCCAAAGATAATATCACCTTCATCAACCTATCACGTAAGTAGTGATAATTAGGTTTCTGAGAGTATAGTTTTATTAATCCTCCCATAAGAGAGTAACTAACAGCATTGGGATTTCTAGGAGAACAATTCTTACCTTCGGAATCCACCGCGAAGAATTTCTTGGTCCATCTTGATTCATCTGCAAACAATTCTTCGAGGGTTTTAAATTCCATGTTTACATCCTGCAAGCGTTTGCATTAATTATTACGGGCAGAGGGACTCGAACCCCCAATCTACGACTTAGAAGGTCGTTGCTGTTCCAATTCAGCTATGCCCGCACTAAGAGGCTACATTGGGTATCGCACCCTTCCTTCCTTCAGAATTAGGGGGAAAGCATAATCCTAGTTCTGCCAAGGTAGTAGCCAATACCGGACTAGGTTTCCTTAAATGTTGTCCCGCATTTAATTCCACCTAGTCCGGAAACCGACGACTCTAGCACCGAGCTAGAGGCAACCCGTGTCGTTGCTTTATGTATTATATTAAACCGACTAGAAAAGTCAATTGTGATTTTAAAAATTTTGTTTGGATAATTCATCTAATTCAATCTCGCGAATCCTTTCAATAAGGATCTCGCATGTTTCCTTACTAAATAATCCTATGTGGCATTCTTTTCCAGGTAAATTCATTACCTGCCGCAGAAATGCGTATTCTTTATTTCTATTCCATTTCTTACTCTTAGCATATCTTCCTAATGCATCATGGGCCGCAATTCTAGCTAACTTGGTTTCCTTATTAGCGGGCGTACCCAGCGGCTTTCCATCAGGATGGCAACCATGTGTCCCGCGACATTCTGGAAATCTAGTACATCCGTAAAATAATCCAAATTTACTAGGCCGTCTCTGCATTGGCGCAGTGCATTCAGGACAATCCAATTTTTCTTCTGGAACCAATTTACCGTTAAAATGTTTTTTCTTTTTCTTCTTACCTTCGCTCATCTCGCGTTAGTCCTACTACGAGATCTGTAATTCTCTCACAGGTTTTGTGATTAAAGTAATCTACTTTAATTATTACTTTATCTCCCGTCATGATTCCTTTTTTAGAGTAACAATAGCATGTTTACTTTTTATCACTTAATCTATCCTCATACAGATCCCAGACAAATCCATTTTTAATAGGTTTGTCTGGGCGAATCGCAGATTTATCTACTACGATAGTTTTAACTGACTTATATCCAGTCAAACCTTCGTATACCGCTGAGGTCAGTAGAGTGGTACTAGCCAGAACTAATCCAAGTTTGCCGATCATCTGTGTTCCCCCATGCAAGCGTTTGCATCGTCATTTTATCCCGCCCCTCGTGCCGTTTAGCTATTATAGTAATCCGTACTAAAAAATACAAGCTATTTTAAAGTTAGCTGCTCATGTATACCATCAGGAGTACATTCACTGTATCTAGACTCAGTTGAAAGCATACTAACAGTGAAGAATAAATGCTCTGCGATCTCCTCGCCGCCTTTTACTTCATTATACAGTCCGGCCAATGTTTCCGGCAATACACTTCTCATTCATCTGTTCCTTTTCTAGGGTAAGTCACTAATGCGTCGGCCAATGCGAATAAATCCTCGGCTAGCTCAAGTTCAAATTTTAAATGCTGCTTAACTTTACTGCTATCATTACTATATTTCCTCATCAATTGGAGGTAGAATGTATACATTCCCAACATTCCGGCATAATAGGCTGTTTTTTCCCGCCTATGTTCCTCCTCTGTTAATTTAAATGCATTTAGTACAGTATCTCGATAATCTTGATAAACTTCTTCCAATGTATTGAAGTTGGGTATTTCGTCAGTCATTAGTATTCAAACTCCTGCAATTCCCACATTTGAATAACACTGCCAGCATTGTACTGCAATTCCTGCCTAGGAAACACAATTCCCATATTTACATTATCGGGGATAAATTTATATCTAGCCTCCCGAAGAAGAAATAGAGCTGGAGGCATGCCTATCATACTAGGATTAGATGTTTCATATGAGGCAGATAAATGCCATATCAGTTTACCGTCCTTAGCCGCAGGTTCCTTTCCTACCAATACCTTAACATAAGTATCATCGCCTAAATGGGCAATATATCCCTTACAATGCTCTCGGACCCGCTCATGCAAATTTATTGACGGTATTTCATGCCAATCAAGCATTAGCCAATTCCCCTTACGTCAGTAATAATACCTAAATCCACTTCCACGTTAATTCTTTTACTGTTTACATCGGTAGTACCTGCGAGGCTTTTACCATTCTTTTTTGTCGGGCGTAGATACCAGCCCCTTATTTCTATTAAAATTCGTGCTTCTTCGTAACTTTGCCCAATAAGAATTTTTTTAAGCATGTCTATGGGTATCATGTAACAGTTTACTCCATTGCTCTGCCATTGCTTTTGCAATTCCGGGGTAAGTCTTACTCCGGATAGTAGATCTATCCAATGATGGAGGAAGTCTGAATAATCTGTTACGTTTACATCTGGGAATACTAAACAACTCTAATGCTACATTATTAGTTTCTTGTAGTAAGGGTAATCCTTTTAACCATAGACAAGTTGATTTCTTTTCAGGATGCCCGAACATCCAAGGTTGAATAACTTGGTTAGGTTTTCTGTAAATATTGCTCATTATGCTAATAGGATTTTCAATACATACTCGCGGACAATTAGTCTTAGTGAAGGCTAGAAAGAAGTTAATAGCCTGTTGTTGTAGTCCATACTTCTACTTTTCTTTAAAATGCTTCGCTCCGCTGACTGCTAGATGGGTACAGGGTGGGAATGCTATTATCATATCCCACGATTCTTTTAGAAGAGGCAGTACATCCTGTTTTAAATGCCATTCTTTATGCCCGCCGGAACATGGCATTATATCACAAGAGTATGCCTCATATCCTAATTCACGGAAGGCTATAGTAACTACTTGAGATTCTTCGCAAGCTATTAAGATCGGCATAGTCATCTCAAAATAATATGACTTATCGCTAATATTAGCAATATCAGTAAAATCATTTTAATTATACCTTTCACTAATAATACTCCCTAATTTAGTGCAAGCGCTTGCAGGTTAAAGCCTGGCCTCTTTTAAGGCATCAATCATAATTCTGGCAGCTTCGATAGCACCCTCCGCAATACGTTTCTTATTATCAGCGTCCCAACCCTCGATGAATTTTGTATTTCCTGCGGCTTTAGTATATAATTTAATGGCTAATATTTTAACCTGTAAATTATATGCCACCTCTCTATTTTTAGCTGCAAAATCCGCGTCATCTTTACTTTTATCCTCCGGTGATATAGACTCTATGCTTTCTACTGAATCAATGTGTATGGTTTCTTTTGCTGGTTTATGATCTTCGTAGTTCTTAGAAAGATTAATCCAAAACTGCTTAGATGTGGTGAATACATCAGCTAATTGTTGGCAGAGAGATTCATTTTCATGCAGGACAGCAATATCATTCAATAAATAATCCACTAATGTTACTGAGGATATAAGTCTCGCCGCAAGATTTTCTCTGGTAATTCCATGTTGATTCATCAACTCTTTGATAGTTTCTGACGGTGGTACAGTGTAGTCCGGATTATACTCGTTTAAGTTAAATCCTACTGTACCTTCCTTGATGTCATCTTTCTTTTCATTCATCTCTTCATCTACCACATAGAGCTTATGACTATGAGGCAAATTGTGAGCATACCATTCTACATATTTACCAGTGGAGTCATCTAAGACATAATGAGGAATGGCATCTCCGTCGTCGGTATCTTCTGTTTCTATTAGATTCTCTTCCCATTCCTCCTCTTTAAAGTATCTTGTAATGTATCCACGTACTACGGTTCCGCGGATTCTTTCCGGATTATCTTTCTTCGGACGAGACATGTAAACCTCTATGTGGTAATGCTGCTACTAATCCATCTCGTAATTCTATTGCGCAATGCGGGCAAAGTGTTTGTCCCTCCCCCTCGCACAGTATAATAATCATTACTTTTGGACCTTTACGACATACATCGCATATGTCTGATCCATTATTGTTAATTTGACGTACTCGCATTACCCTACCCTTGAAAGACGTGAAATACTAGGGAGCCGCCCGAAATTTGAAATGTACCAATATAGTCACCTGCGAATTTAATTTGATGCCCTGTACCTACTACCCGAAAAGAATACTCCTCTAATTCTTTGGATGTATCTACCAAAACCCAAAGACATGGAACGCCGTGCTGTACTTGGACAGTAAGTGGTTTAGCGTTAAACGGCATCTTTAGTTTGAATTTATCTTGGAGGGGAATTTCATACTTCCAAATTGTCTTCATACTTTTACTCCCGCAGGCGCTTGCATCTTACCACGTATCCGGTCGATTCTTAAATTCCTCCTCATCACAAATCCTTTCAATGTGATCTACCAAATCGATTTTATCCTGAGCAAATTCAATTGCATGTTCTTCTAAGTATTTAAGAGCTTCAAACTCAGTATCAAAAAGCCGGGCTTCCTTGTGAACAATAGTAATTTCTCCTGTTTGCATAACGTAACCTATTGTTTGATCCAGGGGAACTACTATTGCATATTTCATTTAAGAATTTCCAGTAACCCTAATTGAAGCAACTTAGTAAAAACTGCCTGATCTTCCAGAGAATATCTATCTTTACACCAATCGGCGTAATCATCTACACCGTTGCGGAGATCGATAATACAATACTCCCCATTAACTTCTGGAGGGATTCTTTTATACTTGTCCTCCCGCTGCAATTCCTCGCGAGTTTTAGCTACGGATACTAAACCCATAGTATGCTGCTCAACGCTAATAAATACTAGCACATATACGGCGGGAAGTTCTTCCTTTTTCTTAAGCAAGTGAGCGACACGATTTACAGTCATTCCAACTCCTCCGTTTTAATTAGCGTATCGTGGCAGATTGGATCGCGTCCTTCCCGGTACTCTAGGAAGTAAATATTCCCATTATAGGACATGAATTTGTATCCGGCCGCTTGGCAAGCGCTTGCAGCCTCATAGATATCTCGATACCGCGGAAAATTTCTAGATGCATCAAATACATGCTTCCATCTCATCATCAACCTCCGTATTCCGGATAATATTTTATTAGAGTATCTACTCTACCCTTATGGGGAATAACTCTAGTACATAATTTTAAATCCACACACTTCTGCCCCGCCACTTGATGACAAAATGGGCATTTAATGTACAGAGTGGCGGCGGTGTTTACATCCTTAACTCTATCAACGAACTCATCGGTAATTTGGGTAAACAGGGATGGAGCTTTAGGCTTTAGCCTTCTTCGCATTTTTATAGTCCCAGCAACATTCTTTTGAGCAGAAGGCGTTGCTATGTCGCTTAGGTTTACCACAATTAACACAAGGACGTTCTTCAACTTCTTTGGGAAATCTAACACCTAAACCCACTCCGGATGAAGCAGCTAGTGCCATGAGTAATGGTAGCATTTCTTTTACTTTACGAGTATCCTTCTGAGGAGCAATTGATACGTCCCGCGGATTTTCCGAATATTCTTCCTGCATTATCCTCTCCTATGCAAACGCTTGCACTTAGTAAACATCGTTTCCGGGATTAGATGCAGCATGTCTTTTAATTTTTATTACATACACCATGTACCGCATGCAGCATATATCACTACAAAAAACCAACCTTACGAAAGTTTTTGTGATTTCTTCAAAAGGGGGTCCGGGGATTTCTTTTCCACATACTTTACATTTATTCATTGTCTCCTCGAATCGCTTTCTGGCGGTCTAATTCTTCTTGAATTTTATCCTTGTATTTTTCACAGAGAAATTCAGCCCGCTCAAAAGAAATGTCTTCATCAAGAATGAGCGGCTGGCCATTTTCAATAAGATTGTCAAAAATAATCCGGCGGTCTTTATCCACCCGCAAAGAGCCGCCATTTGCTATAGACAGTTGAAGGATAACCAAAGCTCTAGGGGATAGGGAGTTTTCGGCCATTTTTATTTATTTACCTATCTTTATTAGATGCAAGTGCTTGCATGCAGTGTCTATATACCCCCGGCCCACAGGGTGTTATATATTTTACCCTGATGGGCCTCATTAGTCAAGTACCTGATACACTCGCTAATCGGTTAGATACTTCTTAATTCCGGGAAGTAGCTCCCCCATATTGACGTGATGCTCATCGAATTGCGGTTTCCACTCCGCAAATGTTTTGCGGAATACCTCAATAGCTTCGGTAAGATTAGCATTCTTACGCACAAGCTTATCGCCGTCAGGACCAGCCAATTTTTCTAGTTGATCCTTATACGCTGCAATTTGATTTTGCAGCCGGGTGATCTGGGCTTGAATCATGTTGATCTGCGCAGTCTTTGCCGCGTCAGGTCGAATTGTAATTTTGAGAGTATCCTCAATTCTCTTGGCAGATTCAAATGCCAAGATAATCGCAATGATCCCCGATTCTACCTCTGGATGCTCTTTAATGGCGAGATCCGCCTCAAGCCTAGCTTCTTTATCTTTAAGCTTGGCAAGCATCTCTTTAAGCTTAGTTGGATCTTTTGGCAAATCTTTAAGTTTCATTAGTAAGTTCTCTCCTCTTCAGGTACAAGGGATAAATCAATTCGACAAAACGCCGGCTCAATTAAATCAGAGTCCCCGCGAACTATTCCAAATTGAGCATTTGCGTCCATTGCACCATTTCGATAAACCACAATTTTATCTCCCTCCTTTCTCGCATAAACCACCTCCAATTTAGATGGATTAGATACATCTATTCCTGTAGCTATCCACCATGATTCTCTATCTGGAAATTCCTTTAATTCGTGGAGTGAGATAAACATTTTTGTGCCTCCGTCTTTAGGGGTTCTTATAAATGCTTCCATCTCAATCTATGTACTATTTTAAATATTACTCTGTCTGTAGTATTAAACAATTTTGCTATATCAACTTGAGTCCAGCCGGCATCCCATAACTCCCTAATCTGATGAATATCATCCTCCTCGAATTTAGAGTTAGGATGCATTATTCCACGCTTAATTACGTTATTTCTTATAGCATCTTTAACATTATCTTCTTTAGTTCCCCAATAAAGATTAGAAAATCTATTATCGGTTTTAATGTCATTTCTATGACAACACTCCATCCCCTCAGGACAAGGGCCGATGAATGTAAATAAGATTAAGTGCGATACTTGATATTTATATGACACTCCATCCCTTCTAAGGGTTACGGAATATCTTCCATTTTTATTACACCTATCTACCTTAAGCTGATGTAGGCGCCTATATTTAGACGACCATACCGTTCCATCCGTCCGAGCAAAATAATTTGCGAATCCGGGGATACCTTTTTGATAAATTTTTGTAGGGTCTAATATCATCTAATTACACCTAATAAAAACTCTCTCAATTCCCGCATATGAATATGCATGCGCTTGCATCCTTTACATTCTGACGAACTCTTCGGTGATTTCCAAGATACGCACCTGCTTATTGAAATAGAGCCATTGCAGGTCGTCTCCGCTTTCTCCTACTATTTTTTTATACCGTTGTTGAGCTTTAGCAGACTTTGGTTCCCATTTAAGTATCTCCAATGTTTTCTTATCCAAAACTCCCGCGTGGGCGTAAGCTACAAAGTTTTTTCTCTCTTTGATCGGGGTAGGGTTTCCGTCGTCCGCTTGAATTATTATAGCAATATCGTTATCGCTGTCCCTATAAAAAATAGTTTTTTTATCTTTAAGATACTTAATGGCTATCCCGCCGTTGTATGGATTCGCCGGAAGTTTAAATCCTTTTCTCTCCTCCGGAGGCAGGGCGTCTAGAGTATAGAAATTAAAATTTAAAGTTCGATCTTCTTTTCTAGCCATTATATTACTCCACTACGTCACAAATTAAGGATGTACCTTTAACACTCAATCTAATTACTCTTAATGCTGATACTTTTATATCTTCTATATTTTTATACTTTCTGATCAATTGAGCTTGAGTCGTAGGTAGAATCAAGGCTCGCAGTCCTACAGTAATGTCGTATAAATACCATCCGGTGGCTTCTGGATCAACCGCACAACATACATACATTGAAACTCTACCCCCGCTCTCTGAGGTAAAGAGTTTCAATGCTGATCCATCTTTAGTTCTTAGTATGTCTCCTGGTTTTGGTTTGCTGTTAAGCAGCTCCTTAAATCTGACATTATTATCTGCCCAAGGATCACTCACTTTTTTGTTCTCCATAAAACTTAGGGTCATGTGCATCTTCTCCGGTTAATCTATCCAATTCTTGCTTAATTTCAGCGCGTCTATTGTTATGAAGTATGACCTGTAGATATAGAACAGCCATAGCATCTATTACTTTAATTGTAGATTCGATGGTCCTGCTATTGTCGGCCTTCACCGCTAAAACTCTAGCCGCATTCTCAATATCCCAAAGTTTTTTATGTATCTCCTGTAACTCTACTCCAAGAGGAATTATAGCAGAATCCATCAAGTATCCAGATTCAGCAAGCAAGTTTAAATAAAACTCACGCTGCTTTGCCAATGAAAGAGAGAGGGGTGATTTCCCCCACTCCGGATCACTTGCCTGCAAGTGCTTGCATTTAAGGTTAAGAATTGATTGACGATCTACAAGTTCCCCAAAGGTGATCTCTACTTTGAACTTCATTACAATGTTCTCCCCATAATACTACTTACTTTTAAGTGCGGTCTAGGATCTACGCCAACTTGCTCACATACCAATCTGATTGTTTTCTCAATTTCGTACCCCTTTTCGGCAATAGTTCTCTCCTGCTGCTTTGCTTTTTCCATTTCATCGTTATCACGCTTCCTATTCCCCATATAATCTCTTCGGGCTTGTTTTGTCATTATGGCTATTCGATAAGCCATAGACAGGCGGATAGAGTTATATATCTTCTCTAACTCCACCCCAAGATTTACAAGCTCATTCGATTCTAATACCTTAATCGCCGTCTCTACATGCTTAATGTCATCCTGAATAATTTCAATTTCATCCCGCAATTCTTCTGGCGACATTTCGGTATCGAGCTTCTCTAGAAACGTCCATACCGGCAATTCCTTGTTAGCTTTCTCGATATAATATCTAATTCGATCTTCGTGAGATGGTAGCTTTTTAACCCATTCTGGAGCCTCGTATGACGCAACGTAACGCTCCATTTGAATCCTTTCGACATGCTATGCCTCAAAAAGTTGAAATTTTTCTTCTTTCTTAGTATCTTCTCTGACAATAGCCGACAATATTTTCATCACAGATATAGCATCAGGTAATGCTCTATGCTTCTTCGGTTGAGGTATATTAAATAGTTCGCAGAATCTCTCTAACTTAAATGAAGGGATGGTCATTCCTTTTAACGCACAGTGGTAATACAGTAATGATATCGCATCTATTGCCGGAAATTTGTGCGGATATCCTAACCGTAAATCTGCATATTCCTGCGAAAGTATATGCGTATCATATTGACCGAACGATACAAGTCGTGTACTGTTAAATTTAGTAAACGTGGCCCACTGTCTCCAGCAATCCTTCCACGTAGGAGCATTTAATACGGCATCTTCATCCAGCCCGGTTAGGTCCAATAAATAGGGCGTTATCATATTTACATGGGTAGGCTTAACTAACATAGTCCATCTAGATTGTTCTTCAAATAAGTAATTTACCCGTATCCCGCCGATTTCTATGATCTCCGGCCTAACGCCGGCAGCCTTGCACGCCTCGATATCCGTTGTTTCGATATCAAATATAATCATTTCGTTATCGGCGAAACGCATCTATATCTCCAAACGAAAAAAGGGCTTCGCAGACTTATTATGTCTCCGAAACCCTAGTGCAAACGCTTGCATATTAAACCTCGCTAAAGTTAAAGTAATTTAAGTTAATAGTATTATACTAAGTTTGCCTAATAAGTCAAGGTGATTTTAAAGTTTTATGGGGTCCGATCAAAACTAATCGGACCCCTAATATCAATTCTTAGTAACCAGTGCTAAAGAATTGAAAACTGGACTGAAACGCGGGCTGCTGGATAATGGCCTGTGGCTGTTGAATAATCAACGGCTGCGGCTGTTGAATGATAATGGCCTGCGGCTGTTGGAAATAAACTCGCTGCTGCGGGAGAACAATAGCTCTCTGCCTAAGAGCAAAATTGCTATGTCCGACCACAACAGGAGCCACAACAGCTTGACGCCCGCCGCGAACCACGGTGCGACTTTTGATCACCGCGCCCTCGCTAATCGAGGTAACGACCAAAGCCATCACCAAAGAAATCAAGAAACGCATTTCATCTCCTCCATCACTTACAACTTCTCTACCAATAAACCATTTATTGGCTACAGAAGAACAACTTCATTTCCGCGGTACTCAAAGACTGACCAGGAGTACCGTCTGACTTAATAGGCATTCTTTTTGCTGGATCAATGTGAGTAATTCTAGCAAGGATTTTAGCTTTAACAGCTTGGTCTAACTGAAAATACTTAGTCATATCTAGCCCGCCCTTGGCGTTGGCTGTGCTATGGCATACAGTGCATTTATTTTGAATAACGTTCACCAAAGCACTCGTATTTCCACCTCCCGGAACATTTGGTTGAGGGTCCGGTCTTGGATCTGGTGGAACAGGGGTAGCAGGAGTTGCCGGAGCTTCAGTAACAGTAGGATCATTTTCAGTAATAACATTCAATCTACCTCCCTGCGACACTACTCGTAGTTGTAAGCTTTGAGTAGAATTTTGCGTAGTATTACCTGAGCTAACTGCCTGCAAAGTTTGAGCCGCTGCTTGGCCCTTCGCGATAATCTCCGCAACACGCGCACGATTATTGCCTTCCTGACTAATCAATGCAGAGAAGTCAGTAGTGGCTTGACCTGACAACTGTTGAGCTTGAGCAGTCAATCGCCCAGCTTGATTATACAACTGAGCCATATCTACCGCGCCGTAAGACTGAGCTACAGTGCTATACCCATAGACAGTAGATCCCTGCTGGGCTATTGGCTGCGTATACGGCACCGGAACAGGAATGCCGATTAAATTGTTTACTACTGTCACTTTATCTTGTGCAATCGGTTGCACGTAGGTAGGAGCCACATAAGCCGAATAACTCGGAGCGCAGTATCCGGAATTGCAGTAACTAACTACACGTCCACCGCCAAATGATGCTTGCGGAATTATCGCAAGTAGTCCAGCCGCTACTTTAATTTGAGTCTTCATTCCTACTTTTTACCTCTTAGTTTAGCTAGAGAGTCCATAGAGCGGATAGCACAATCAGCGTATATCTGCTCCCACTCAACCCTGTTAATACTTAGGCCAGTCTTTAATGCACCGATTATAGGATCTTCAGGAGATATTCCAGATTCATCGGCCTTTAGTTGAGGCAGAACTTCCTGCAACAACTTAGCCGCGTCATCCTTTTTAACCTTAAATCCTAATTCCAGTGCAGCCTTTTCCGGAGACACCATATCGTAGGTATATTTAGAGAAGGAATCACCTAAAGCGTCCGCTGCTTCTTTTACAGACATACCTTCTGTTATTTTAAATATACTTTCGGCGTAATCATCCTTAGCTCTAGATATAGGTTTCCTTAAATCTCCAGCGTAAAGACCGGCCAGTCTGTCCAAAACATCAGATGTAAATTCCTTGGATTTTACATCCCCGAATACGTCTAATCTATTACTTAATAATTTTTGTACATCGTTGTCGAACGGCTTTAGTCCATCCGACCCATCAAATCCGTGACACCTTATACAGCTTATCGCACTTTGCAATCGCATTGTATGAGGAGCAGGTATTGTCCTGTCTACTGCTATATTAGGTGGAACCTCGTCTTGTAACTCCCCTTTACCATTAAATAAAGCAAAGGCATGTAGTCCATTATTCCGCTCTGCTATTATTTCTCTAGCAGTATCTTTAAAATCCAATAAATTTCTTATCGGATGCACTTTTGGATCTACGTCAGCATCAGCTAGATCATGAGTAATAGATACAAATCCGGTTCCTGATCTTCCACCAAGTCCGCGGAATATATCTACTCTTCGAGGTTTACCTGTAACTCCCGACCTAAAAATTGCCGCGCGTTGATCGGCCCTAATTGCCTGACTTTTAGCCTCATCTATTCCCAAAGACTCTAAGAAAGCTTCCTGAGCCGTCCTGCCTTTTGGGTTTCTCTCTATTCCAAGAAAATCGTAATACTTACCTCCATCTATTGTACTTAATATTTGTTTTTCAAACCAATCATACCGCATTACAGGATTATTTGATTTAGTCAAACCTTGAAGCATAACTGCCGTAGTAAGGTTAGTATGCGCTCCAAATGCTGATCCGGTAACATACTTATAATCATAAGTTTTACCGTCATCGGCAGGATAAGGATCTACAGTAACTTTTTGATTTATTTGATGAACATGAAAGTAAGGGTCCTTACTTGCTAGTCCGTCCCATAACTCAATAAGTTTAGCTATATCGTCTTTCCTAGGAGCTAATAATCTTAAATCCCACCTAACAAGCTGACCTCCGGCAACCGATCTAGGTTTTACTAGGACTGTACTTTTACTTACGGCTAAGTTCACCGAATATGCATTCTGTTTTACGGCAGTTATACTATCTGTAGGATTCCAGATATACCGTTGAAAGCAACGATCTTCCTCCGGTAAACTACTTACATCAGTGAACGCGAGGGTTACGGCATCTAGAGGAGTTGGAGCCGTTGTTATCTTCTCTAAGACTCCCCCGATAAGCATTGATGTAAGTGCAAGCGCTTGCACGTACATTTAGCTTACCTTTTTAACAGTTCCTCTGTAGAGATCGCCCGCAAGAGTAAACTCGATAGGCAGTTCTACTGCCGGACCTGTTCCGGGATCTACAGGAGGATGCCCTGATACTGGTTTATCGTATAGCTGAACTATACGCATAATATCATCATCAGCTTGCGGCGATGCGATAAGATCACTGTATATGGGGAACATCAGCGCAGTCTTTCGAGTGGAATGGTCCAATCCCAAAAGATGGCCAAACTCATGACATGCCACGTTGACGAGTCTAATACCTCTAAGCCCTGGATCGACTATCCACGTTTCAGCCAAGTCGAATTTCATGAGTAATTGTCCAGCAAAGCCGTCACCTTGTGGTAACTGCGCCCATGCTAGGACATTACCGACCTGACCAAATTCTTCTTGCCTAGAAGCACTAGCACTGATAAGAATATCAGCGTTATTTCTATTATTAGTTTGAATGAGGGTAAGGTTGCAGACTTTTTCCCACGACGACCATGCCTCTTGCATAGCTTCTTCAAATTGCTTTTTAGTGATTCCACTAACTGCATCGATAATACAATAGCGAAGTCCATCTGCTTTTCTTCTAGCCCATCGATTAAATCCAGCACTAGCTTTGAGCGCATCGCTCATGCCGCACCGAGGCAGACTATTCATCTGCTTATAGGTAGCTTCGCCTACCCATCCATCTTGCTCTACCCCTAAAATGTCTTGGGCAAGAGCGATAGCAGACGAGACAGTATCTTTAGTAATCTTAGTAAGATTATCTAAATACCCAAACCTTAGAAGATATTTTGCCGCCTCTTCTGCTACGAAAAGTGGCGTTTTGCCGTCTTTAGGTTGCAGGGCAGCAACAGTTTTACTTACTTTCTCTAGGTCAATATTTGTAGTAGCTTCTGGCATTTTCTTTTCCTACTAACTTACGGATCTGGAAATGCTACTACTAATACTTTTTGTAATAATACTACTTAATGCTCTTGATTAGTCGCTTTAATCCCTCCGCACGAGCCGCTCCACGAGCTTGATTATTTGTATCCGACTCAACATTACCTGAAGGTAGACGGCATACGAATCCGGCAGGTAGTGGTTTATGTTCTAATTTAATCCTGCTAGGTATTTTATCTACGGCCGCTCCTATCCACCGCGTCCAGATACCTTCTATTCCAAGTCTAAATAAGAGTTCTGCTTTATCCACCCTACCATATTCTAAATCCGGATTAAATTTTTCGGTGTTATTCTTATTTCTGAAAGCTAGTTGAGGCTCAACTGCTCCTACTATTTGCATATCCCCGTATTTATAATTTTCTTTTAGCGAGAATCGACCTTCAAATACATCACAGTAGTCAGTACATCGACACATTGGAATGTAGAAATACTCACATAGCCTATTCATTGCCGCAGTTCTGGCCATATCTTCGTACCCATCAGATACGAACATGCAATTTCCATCTAATGGTACTGTAAGTGTAGGTCGGTCTAGTGACTGCCTAGACATATCCAAGCAATAATTTCGTGCCGGATTTACATTAGTTGCGTATTTAACTTGATCTAAGTATGTAGGCAGAGACTTAAATAATTTAAAATCGAATCTTATTGCAAAGAACTCACTCTTGTATTCTTGTAAAATTTTAATTAATCGTGCCTGCTTAGGCAGATCAGCAATCCTGTTTAAAATAAATATACGTCGTGCCTCACTAGGTAATGCCTCATTTTCTAAAATAAATCTAAGATTATCTTCGGATTGAGTAGGGGAATGTCTTACGGGTAAGTCATTTCCTATAATCCTATAGATATGAAACATCCGGAGCCTCTTCTACTTTACGTGCAAAGTTAGTAAACGTACTTACATACTGATAATAGGTATCATGATTCAAAATGTTATTGTAAAATTGGGATTTTACATCACTCCCCAACCAATGAATACCTATGCTCGGTGTAGGTAAATTTTGATGGTTCTTCTCGAAAATATTTGTAGCTACGTCTTCAGTCCAGGGAGTAGCTATGGCATTATACCAACTTCCCGCAACTGTATTTTTAAATTTATCATTCAGCTTACCTATTAAATCCTTCGTGGATAACTTAGCGACCTTTCTCTTATCTCTCCTAGATACAGGAAGATCAATAGTAAGTAAATCCTCAAAGAAGGATTCTGCTACGACTCCAAATTCAACGCCGGTGCAAGCGCTTGCATTTTGCAGAATGTAACGAGCCGCATCAGTCTGAGGAGCAGCACCCATAAATCCAGTAAAGATTTTATCTTTATGTACGCATAAGGCCAAATCCATACCCTCTACTTGCTTTGTACAAGCATTTAAGGAGCTTACATAAAGTATGTCTAAATCAGAGTAAATCCCGCCGCGTTCGTATAAGAACCACGCTTTAAATAGATCAGCCTGCTGTACCGGAGTACGGTTAGATACATTAAATTCAGGTTCCCATTCATATACTTTTATATCTAACTCTTGAAGCAAATCTAAGTAATTTTCGCCTTTGTATTCTAAATAGTCTGCTGATTGATTTCCCGGCCAAAGCTTAACATTCAGCGATTTCTTGCTTACATAAAATTCTACTTCCCAATCAGGGGAAAGTTTTCGACAGGATTTTACGGTCATATATCTGGCCCATGATAACGGACCACCTGACCAGAAAAACCCTATTCTTTTCGGAATACGTAATTCTGTATTAGTCGGAATATCTACGCATTCTTGGAAGAATTTACCGCTGGCGGGTCTTCCACACCACCCTTTAAATTTTAAATAAGCTTCCATATCATTATGACGAGCAGTAGGATTTCCATCTATCTGCTTATCATCTATACGCTTAGATACACGGCCAAACCAGTTAGTATCGCGCGGACCTAAGTGCAATACTTTATGTGGAAGTATTACTTTATCCTTGTCTGCCCATCTTGTTTGGAAGTATCCATCGCCCCCTCCAGCATGAACAAAGCGTACATCGTACCAAGGTAATTCTTTAATTACGGGATCACCGGCATGAAATAGCTGGAAGTATCCGGGACATGGAATATCATGCTGAATCTTGCCGTCGCTCCAGTCATATTCTGGCGTCCACGATTTAGCGTCTTCTAGTATCACTCGCGGGCATGAATATATCTTACCTTCTTGAATGCCGGACAAGTCCAGATTATCAGGGAAAAGGGTATCCGCATCGAATATAAGGATAAACCCTTCTCTACCTAACTCATCAAATCCTTCCTCGATTGCAAGACTCTTATTAAACTGCGCATCCCATCTATAAAATGCATCCGTCTCAAACCAGCGGGCATTTTTTACAGATTCAACTACTTTCTTAGTCCGCAAATCATTAGGAGTAGTAACAACTAAAACCTCGTCCAAGAAACGCATATTTCTTGGCAAGGTTATAGCCAAAAGATCATCGTATCCGACGCAGACTACAATCCCTCTAATTTTCGGCATATTTAAATTCTTCCCGCAAAATCGCCAGACTTCCTACGATTTCTATTATCTTAAAGCCCTGATTATCGCAAAATTCATCTACTGCCTGTTTAACTCCGGGCCAAGTAGGGTCGTCATAGTCATGACAACATATGTAACTTTTATCATTATTTATCCACTGAGAGGCATAAACTAAATCTAAATTCACATCTTCATATTCGTGGCTTGCGTCTACTATAATTAAATCAAATGAGTATTCGTTTCCAATTAAAGCATCTAGGTCGCAGATATCTCCTATCCAGAGATTCATATTTGGTTTTTTGTTTTTAAACCAATTAGTTAATCTATCCGGATCGGTCGAAGCACAGTTGGATTTATCCAATACTTCAAAATTATCTACACATACGATATGTGCGTTTGGCTTATTGCATGCTAATACTGCTGCCGTAGCTCCAGATGCCGTACCTATTTCTAAAACTTCACCATCCTCAGGAATTAGTTCTACTATTTTTTCTAATTCAGTCAAACTCATCCATGATTGACCGAATACTCCTTTATATTCTCTTGGTAATACATCTCTATCAATCATACTTTTACCGCCGTACAATAAATAAACGATTCTCTTTCAATTCTTTTTCGCTGTACCATAGTGTTCACTACGAATCCAGATCTATACAACAACGTTCTTAGTGTTGTCATATTGAAGAACCAAAGGTGGTCTGGGTTTAAAGGATCTTCATCATTAGGGATTATAATATCAAATCTTCCCCGAACGGCAAGTATATCATATACTTTTTTTACTACCGCAGGTGCATCTTTCATATGCTCTAATGAATGAGCGGCTAGTACCGCTGCAAAAGAACTACGTTCGAATAAAATATCCTCAAAAGATCCTTCGATTACTGAGCATTCGTGTGTAAGTTTCATCCATTCCGCCGCCCACTTTGACGGCTCTACTCCAATATAGGAATATCCTGATTCCATATACATAGGAGCATACATACTACATCCACAACCTATTTCCAATGCTCGTGGATTTTCACCACGGTAGATAGGTAAACTACCTAAACATTCTTTAAATTCCTTGATGTAAATATGCGATAAGGGTAAGTTATTTTCATCTATTGCACCTAATTCACGATAATAACGAGCATCTAATGCCCCGACCTCCCGCTGAGATTCTAGGTGCTGCCTACATTTAGATTTACTCTTGAGGGCTGTACTAATTTCATCTATCGTATTCACACAACCGCAAGAGTAACTTATATTCATTTTACAGACTCTTAAAATTTACTTCCGGCACTAATGCTGTAATGTATTTGTGACCCATTCTTATTCGCTGATCCGGGACTACATCCAATTTAGTCGGGCTGCCATCTGCATCTTCTTCTATGATTTCTAATAGAATTTCCCGGTAAAGTATTTTTGCATCATCAAACAACATCTCAACTAATGCCGGCATAACTAAACTCCTGAATTTTCAATATATTTAGTTCCCCGCTCAAGGGCATTTTGTTTTATTTGATCTAATGAGGTAACTAATTCTACTTCCCGGCCTTTAATTTTTGGAATATAGATATCTCGATGAGTAATAGTTACTTGCTCTCTTTTACCATTTACCGCCAATTCGCCGTAACCTTTAAGAGGGAATCCGCAATCATGGCAATGATGACGTACTTGTGGTGCAAACGCTTGCACGTCCGACTTCCACCATCCCGGCTCAATTTTTAATCCTAAGTCGGGATAGTTTGGATCTTTTTCGTGCAACATTGCCTGCGCCCCTGCAATCTCGCAGAAGTATCCACGAGGCTCACCGCGGAAGATGCAAATGATTGCAGACCAATCTTGATTTACATCACAGTCTGCAATTAGATCCCATCGCTTATTTTCATCAGGGATGAGGTCTTTCATAGCAGTAAAGACGGGGGAATGACGTGAATCTACTTTATCGCCTTTTACGTATTTACGAGCTTCAGGCCAGGTTTGGCACATCTCATTATAAGAGGCTGTATCAAGATGGACATTCAAGTTGCTTACTGCGGGATTAAATGTAGCTCTACATGTATCCCCCTTACCCATCAAATTATTAGACCACAGCCCACGCTGCTCGTAAGGAATATGCTTCCTGAGAATAGCGCACATTTCTTCAAATTTAGGATGCATGCAGTTACCTGTAACGCAATTAGCAATTTGAAAACAATGCGTCTTATCTCCAACGCTGATATCCCATACGGATTCTCTACGATCAGTTAATTTTATTGATTCTATTTCAATTGATTCCGATCTAATATCTTTTCTTTTAACTAAAACAGAATCTAATTTTGCTTGTTTTTCTTTATTAGTTAATTTAACTATAGACTTAAAATGTTCTACATCTGCTGATCCGTTAATAGTTATATCAAAGCAAGTATATAGTTTCCCATAGTCTTTACCGTTAGGGAATTTACCTACTCTTTTACATTTTTGTATGCTTGTTTTAATCCCATAAAAACCTAATAAATCACAAATATCCTTAGCCATTTTGTGGAATGCTGTAGTAATAGATATTACCGCATATCCTTTAGCTTTAGTAGTATCTATAGTACCATCAGATGAAAATAATCCATCTAAAAATCCTACTCTAAATTCCTCACTAGCAGTACTCCATACGGCTGTAGGTAAACCATATTTCTTGGAAATAATGCCAAATCTACTCATCCAATCATCTATTGATATAGAGGCTGTCTGCAATTCATGACATTTTTTAATAGCCTGCCAATTAACATCGCTGCCCAGTTCTCTTAATTTACTACTAAATTTAGATGCTATTCCAGACTCATATTGAAATTCATTGCACATCATTCCAATATGCCGTACTTTATATGTAGCATATTCTTGTGCCTCCTCTCTCTGACCAATCCATCCATTACCCATTAACCATCCAGCAAGAAAACCATCTTCACGGTTTCCATCAAAACCATAACCTAAAGACTTATTTCTAAGTATAGGCAATCTCATACCAATACGTAATTCAGTTGTTTTATATTTTTTAATAGGACTTAATGTTATTGGTTTATTATGACTTTTTGGATATAGTAACTCAGTCACAGGCCACTCATGTTCTGCTGTAGCGTAGACAGTATGACCTCCTTTGAGGGTCAATTCATAAATAGGCACATTTGTACCAGACAATCTACAAAAAGCAGGACTTATTTGATTGTCCAAGTTTCGCACATTAAAGGTCTTATTTTCTAATTCCTGTATAGGAAATATACCTTTATCTGTATAAACTCTAGTACCAAAAATTAGCGACGGATTTCCTCCGAACAGGCCGACTACACCGAAATAATCCCTGAGAGATATGCAGGCTTGCTCGTATTGCTCTACAGTCATCATGACTGGTTTACCCGCTAGGTTTGATCCCTGAGTACAACCGAAGCATGCCTCATTGCAGGCGCGAGTAACCATTATCTGGAGAACGCCGTCTCTCCAGATATGGTCATGCTTTTTTCCCATGTGGATTCTAGCAACTCGACGATCTTTTGGGAATTTCATGTTGCTCAATGCTTCGGCTTCGTTCATTACTCTAAACCTATCTGCGTTTTTATCATTAATTTGTTATTTTGAAACACTAGATGAATGGTTCGTATTTTCTCATCCCATTCAACCAGATGCACTACCTTCCCGCTAACTATTGACTCAGATACAACTGTATATCGATGCCCTAAAACTCCAGCACATTGGTCTATGTGCCAGCCTAGTTCCAATTTGTTGAAGTTTTCTATGTTTAATTTTGTTTGAGTTATATATGCATCTAGCTTGCGTTCTACTTCTAGTTTTATTATATTTTCTAGTTCTCTAGATCGCCGAGATCTTTCATAATTATCACTATATAGATTATGTAATATGTCTGCGGCCATTAAAACTGTCAAACTAGTCAGAATCGGTATAGTAACTATCCGTCGCATAGGCATTGTTAAGTCTCACATATGCAAGCGCTTGCAATTAATGTACCCCCACATCAGTAATAAAATTTGTTACTACTCGCTGCACTGCGAAGACACCAGGGAAGTGCTGATTTATCATTTCTTGAAAAATGAATGGTTGCTCAAAATCAGTGCATTCTATTTGACAGATTAGTTCTTTTACAGCTATATGATATTGAGATGATCTATCTACAATTATATAGCCGGCAGATTTTTTTATCTCTACTTCTTCTATCGGGCATTCAATGAAGAAGATGTTAGTATCAAATACTAATTCGTTTTCTTCTTCCTTTTTATCCCTAAAGAAGGTTTCTAGCTGCGATTTAATTTCTTCTAACAAACCATTTGTATCTTGTAGCTGTCTATTAAATACTCGGTAACGTAGTTCTAATATCGTACTACTTTGCATGTCTAGCCACCATGAAGTTATGTATTTCAATTTAATCTCGATACTTACTAAGTAGATCCTTAATGGTGGTTTTTTGCTTATCAGTTAATTTTCTATCTTTGTTTGTATACAGGATGCTCTCAATAAAATTTGCTTCCCATGATGTAACATTGATATTATCGTTGTTATCTAATTCATGTAGTCGAACCCGCAATTCTTCGTCCCGAACTTCCTTAATCATATTTATATTCCCATTATATCAGAACTAATTAACCTGTCAATTGACTACTTATCCGATTTGAGGAATGCTTGTATCGATTCATATACAGGTAAAGTTAAATCCATATCGCTAGGATCATACATTACATATGATGCCAAGACGATATGGATAGGTGCTTTATCAATCTTCAGTAAAAAGATCAACGCCCCGGCACAATGTTGCCCGCCTCTATACTCTTTCTCATACTTAGGGCATCCATAGGCTTTTTCTTCCCTAAGTAATCTATGTAGGATTGCCTGCTTTTTAGTTAGCGGGATTTCTACAGAGCAATCTTTTAAAAAAGGACATTCCTCACAAGGGTCTATTAGATTATAGTTCATAGCATAGTCCCTTTAATTACCATTATATCTTCTGAGGGACCGGTTGGTAGTTTATCCACCTCAAACTCGCGATCAACTTCCGTCTTACCGCATTTCATCTTAATGTTAAAGATGGCTATATTTGACGTACCCATCTTACTGGGCTGCATTCTCATATATTCTACGCGGATTATTTTTCCACATATCTTAGTGCTCTCATCTATCTGCACCTTAACCGTACACCCAATGGCCCTAGTCATCGATTTATTAAGACGCTTTTTCAGGAACAGGGGGAGATGTGCATATGAGGCCATTGGCGTTCCTTTCCGGAGATGCAGGCGCTTGCATTATTTGCAAGTTTTACTTAGTTCTTCGATAATTCTACGATAGCTATCAATGGTATTGACAAGCTCATCCCATTGCTTCTTATCGTA